GTGGCCTCCAGATAATTAAACCAGTTCCAGAGTTCGTCGCACGCACCCATCGCCTTGTACATGCCCTCGCCAAACGTGCGGTTCTTGCGGCGGTACATCCGGGCATGGATGAACGGCGTGCTTGAGCCGTTGAAGTACGGGTAGGGCTGGAAGCGAATGAGCCTGCCGTCCACGACTTCGATAATCCACCAACGACGACGCTTGCAGGACTTGGGGTTGTTGCCGAACTTCTTGAGGAGGGCGTTCACCATGCCAGCGTCGGGGAACTCGCCTCCCACTTGAAGGTTCTCCCAATTCCAGCATCCGATGTACGTCGTGACAGGCAGGCGATTAACAAGATTCCAGTAGCGCTCGTCGGTGCGAGGTGTCGCCGCCTCGTAACTGTAGTCGAAGTCATCCCAATAGATTTCAGGAACAGGGCGCTCCATTGATGGGCGCAGGGCGTTCCAGTTTTCATACGACCCACACTTCTGGCCGTTGTCCATGCGGACGCGGTTCTCAACAATGTGACGCCACGTTGTCGTCGAATAGAGAGTTACCCAATCCAGTTCGGGCACGCCGCCGTCACACTGGAACGACGAGGGGAATAGATTACGCTGGTCGATGACCTGCAAGCGCGGTCCATTCTCGGCGAGGTAAACAACCGACTCGTCGGGCGGCTCAATCTCGCCATCGCCGTAGATGTCATCCTCGCTCAAATCCTCCATGACCTCCTGCACAATCTCCTCGGGCTTCTTCGCGCGCTCACCGATGGTCTGCTTCCACTCAAGAACCGCAACCGAGTTGCCCGTGAATGTGTAGTCCTGAGCGGCCCACATCATTTCATCATAGGTGTTGTTCTTGCGCAGAATCCCGCGCATCAGAATCTCAAAGCCAAGCATCGACTGTGCTACGGTGTAGATCGATTCCGGGTCGAGCGTGGTGTAGGAGCTTGGGTCTGCGGAGTACGAGAAGAAGTCCATCGATTGCGGGTCGGGGCAGATGTCCATGACCACGCGCTCGGCAAGCGTGTTGGCCTTCCATCCAACCACGGGAACCTGATACGTCTTGATGTTGGCATCGCCAGCGGGGGCCTCATGCTCGGCGAACCTAGCGCGGTAGATTTGCCGAATGATCGAACGCCTGTCCTGACTGCGCGCCTTGGCGTCCTGATCGCGCGCCAGCACATACCCAACTATCACTGATTCAATTTCTGAATCGACCGTCTCTGGCGGCTCGCTCGCAAGATCGCGGAGAGTCGATGGAAGCTGATTCGGGAGCGTTGGGTATTTGTCGAAGCCGGTCTTGGACATTTATGCAATCCTCGCTGGCAGGCCCTTCATGCGCCGTGTCGGGCTAAATCGACGGTCGAGCTTCGCCTGTCGCCGAGCGATGAAATCACGCTCATGCCTCGATTCATCAAGTGGATTTTCCTTTTCGGGCTTCGGCGCTTCGGCAACATCAATCTCGCAATCGCTCAGGTCCAGACGCAAGGCGGCGTATTTCATACCGTATTTCGCGGCGTCGATGGCATGGTCAGCGCACTTCGGGTGCGGCATATCTATTTCGGTTTGCTTGCCATCGTAAATCTCGCCGCTGCCCGTCTCGTAATCGTCTATTTGCGCGAGAAGTTGCTTGCAGCGGCCCTCCACAAACTTAACGCGGCGCAGGACCAACAGCTTTCGCATGAACTCGACATCGTTCTGAATGTCGCTTTTCCCAAGCTGGAACATCGTGCATCCAAGTTTCTGCATGATGTTGAACGGGTTGGCTGCGTCGATGCGAACGCCCTGAGCCCTGTTGCGATTCATCGTTGGGTCTGGAATCCACATGGGCCTGCGCTGCGATGGCAGCCCCAAGCGCCGAACCTTCTCGACAAGGTAGCCGAACGGGTTGGCCTGTCCGCGCAATTTTTCGTAGAACTCGTTGAAGAATACGATGGTGTTCTCGGCGATAACGAACAACTCCGCCGCTGTCGGCACACTGATTCCGGGGTCCATGCCCACGCAAAAGTCCGTGTTCTCGCGCAGCCCTCCATAAACGTCAGAGAACTCCTCCCATGTGATGATGTCGCGCTGCCCAATCGGGAGGCGCATGTCGTCCACGATGTACGGGAAAATGCGATTTGAGTTGATGCGCCAGCTACCATCGATAATGCGCTTCGCGTTTTCCTCACCATGCTTCGCCTTTAGCATGGCGAAGTTGTCGCGCTTCCATTCCTCGGAGTTGGAGGGGTTGTCGTTCACGCTCACGGGATAGAACGCCCGCGCCTTGGCTGACAAGTCCTCTCCGCGCTCATACGGTAGCGCGTATTCTTCCTTGAAGTAGCCCGGTTCCTGATTCCCGTTCCAGATAATCTGATTGGGGTAGTTCTTCATCTTGGCAAGGACGGTGCCGCTCGATTGGCGATACACCATTTCCAGCGTCGCCATTCCAAGTTGCGGGGCTTCTTCAAGGAGAATGACATCGAACGTGCCGCCCTGAATGCGGTGCGCCTCCTTGCCACTAATCGCCATGATGATTGAGCCGTTGGAGAACGTGAACCCGACGAAGCCCTTGCTCTTTCGATACTCGCACTTCATGTCGTACACAGGCTTCTTCATCAAGTTATCGACGCGCATATCCTCAAGGATGAAACGCTCCGCCGCGTCCAGTTCCAATCGGACGATGGCGATGCGAATGCCGGGATAGTCGATGCAGTATTGCCAGAGCTTCCAGATGCACGGGCGCGTCTTGCCGCCACGCATCGCCCCGCCGATTCCCAAGTTGCGGGTCTTGTCGGCGACGAACCGAACCTGCGTAGGCGTCGGCGTCTTGATGGGATAGTAAACCCAATCAGACGGCCACGCCTCGCCAACGACCTCGTTCTTAACAACGAGGGCCTGCTCGCGCTTGATGAGGCGCTCAATGGACCCTCTCATTCGACTGTCGGTGCCATGTCGAATTGGTCAACCATCGACGCGGGGTTGAACTCTGGCGCGCGTGGCTCGCGCGCTCCGACTACAACTGTGGTCCCGTTGCGCTTCTCCGATGCGACTTGATTCGCCTCTCTCTTGCTCTCCTTCGCTTTGTCCACCTGCTTTTGCGCGAGCTTCCACTTCGCCTTGTTGAGCGCCTTGATCTCCAGCCTCTTGCGCTCGATTTCCTCGCGCTTCTCTTTGATGGCAGGGTCCAGCGCCTCAGTCTTTTCGACAACGACGCGGGGGAAATCCGGGTGGTCGCGCAGCTTCCTTTTCGCCGTCACATCCTTGCAGTAAACGTCCATGAGCGTCTGATGCTCAGCGACCACGGTTGGAATCTGCCGGATGTCTGCGGGCTTCGCGCCGTCGCACGCCAGCTTGATAAACTCACTCGTTGACTGGTGCAGAAGCCGGTACATCGCTTCCGGGTCTTTCAGGTCCAAGAACCGGCGCGCGGAGTTCTGCATCTGCTCCATTAGCTGCTGGCTCTTGTCCTTCTCCTCGATCTCCTCGTCGCTCTGCTGATTGTTCTTTTGCTTCATGGCTCAACCTTTCTCTTGTTTCGGCGATTGCCAGCAACGCGATTTCCTTGGCCCTGCTCAGTTCGAGACTGTTGATCGCTTGGGTGCTTGGATTCGGCGACACTGGCAAGTCGAACAGGTGGCACGCCGCGATGTGAACCGCGCTCTGCGGTTTATCCATGAAGGCGTATTGTCCGGCGAGCGCGGCTATTTCGCACGCTCTGAGAACGTCATAGCTCACGGATGCACCGCCAGCCACGCAATCGCGCAGAGGATGAAGATGATGGCGATGCCGGTGAGGGTCCACGTCGCGTCGTCGTCGGGGCTCTTCACTGATTTGCCTCCTCGATTAGTCGCAAAACTTCGTCGTTGGATTCGGCGACAAGCCACGAGTAGCGCGATAGAAGCATAATCGACGAAGCCACACCACTCTCCATTGTCGCATCACTAACGCTTACAATAAATACCGTGGGGATGTTTACCGGATGTTCCTTGATGAACACACACCCGCCATCCGAAAAGTCATGGTGTCCGGCTGTTACACGAATCCAGCCTTTCATCAGACCACCACCTTTCCAAGAACCTCGTTCGACCAGCACTCGCTCGGCGATCCTACTTCGATGGTTACGCCGGGGCCGTCCGTGACCCACTGCTTCGATGCACAGACCACGGCAACCTGCGAGTCATCTGCGTAGATGATGCCCGTCATTGCGTCAAGGATTGCGCGAATGAGCTTGTCCGTATCGGGTTTGCCCGTGTGCCACGACGACAGATGCGACGCCTTCACGACGTTCGAGTTCTTGCCGCTGCCCATGTGCGACTTGGGGCGCATGAAGGTGAACGAGAGCGCGAGACGCACGGGGCCGCGCATCGGCTCAATGAGTCCGCATTGCGAACGCGCAACGAGCGCGCACTGAGCGACCGTGTTCTGCCACGGCTTCTCCTTGTCGGACGACGGGGCGGTGAACGCCTTGCCAGTGGCCTTGTTGACGAACGCACGACGCGAACCTTTAGCGACCGGAATCCCGTGGACCTCGAACTTGATGCTCACGCTTTCGCGCTCCTTGATTGGAGTTGGTGGTTGCTGCGCATACTTTCGCCCGCCGTGGCCTCTGCAACCGCGCTTGCGATTACGAGCCATCGTCATCGTCCCCCTCTGTAATCGCCGGACGCTGCTCAGGCCCGTTGTCGTGCATCCACCAAATCGCCGTTCCATAGACAGCGTAATCGTTCCCCCACGAATTAGCGTGGGTGTGTGTACGCCCATCCTCGCCAACATAGCTGACGATGACGAGAACCGTGTCGAGCGCCAGCGTTTCTTTCATGCTCGTCATGGTCGCCTCGATTGCGTCGCCCATGTCCTTCCGGTCTGCGCTGTTCATGGCTGCTCCTCCTTCGCGGCGGCGGTCGAGAGAAGGTGCTGCAACTGAGCAATGCGGTCTGACTGCCCCGGCTCGAATCTACGGCTGACGCCCGTGTTGTGCCACCAGACGAGCGCGCGCACTTCCTCCTCGTCGAGCGGGATGAGCAGCCTGCGCCCGTGCTTCACCGGCTCTTGCGCCGAGGGGTCCACGATCAACTGGTCCTTCTTGTCTGCGATGCTGCGGTCGGCGCTCATCGTGCCGCTTCCAGCACTTCGATTGTGTTGTCGAGAATCTGGCAAAGCTGCGGAGACATCCCAAACCTGTCCGCGTTCTTCTCGATGCTCTTGCGGATGTTGCCGTCGTTGTGGCGCTCCGTCGCGGCCTTCCAGTCGCAGAACATTTCGATCAAGTCGAGCAGGTTCATTTCGTTCACGCCCTCCGCGAAATGTTCGGGGTGGTGGCGATTGTGCCCGTAGTGATGGTCAAGCGCGGGCTTCATCTGCGCCAAGAATCCCTGATACTCTGGTGAGCCGTAGGTGCAGGCCGCGAGCTTCGGCGTCATTTCAGTAAAGGTTTCTACCTCTGGCGATTCGAGCTTGCTGCGGTCGTGCTTGTGCGCGCGTTCAATCAACTGCTGCACGCACGCGAGCATATACTTCTGCACGGTATGAATATGCTCCTGTGTGACCGCATTCGTCGCCTGCTGTTCCTGAGTCAGCATTTGCATGGGCCTCCTTAGCCCGGTGATTCCTGAGTTCGAGTTGTTCGTGCGACTCCGCTGCGGGGAATGGGGATGATGCTGCACGCTGTGACCGCTCAACTTCTTCGAGCAGCACCGCAATGTGTCTCTTGGAAACCAACATCACGCGCAACCTGTTCTTGCTCTGCCTCTCGAAAATCGCGCGAACGTGCGCAAGAGATTCGCTTACCGACGGCTCCAGCGTTTTTGCGCTCATCGCTCCCTCTCGTTCGTCCAGTCGGATTGTTTTCCGCCACCCACAAAACGCGCGCCATCTGGTACACCAACTATCTCCTTCGCCTTCCACTCTCGCGTCGCCTGATTCACCATGATCGTCATGGCTCCATGCCCGCCTCCCATTCGAGACTTCTTCACTTCAACTTCCACTGGAACAGTCACTTGACCTTGAAAGGCACTCTTGTCCTTCCACGTCGGATTGTTCACGCGCAGAAACAAGTCGGCAGCATCGAACCATGACTGCCCACCACGGGGGCGCGCGTCGCGTCCGCTGTTGCTCGTCATCGCGTTCCCGCCATGTTCCTCTTGGGCGATCACTTGAAGATGAACGCCCATCTGCCGCGCGAACTCCTTGCAACCGTGCGCCAGTTCTTTCGGCACGGAATACTCCATTCCCCTCGCCGGAGGCTTCGCCGGACCCATGCGCTCGTTGCTGTCCCACACGGCGAACTGCGGCTCCATTCCCTTCGCCCTGCAATCCATGATTCTCATTCGCAGATATTCGAGCGACAACTGCCCCTGCACGTCTGGCGCGTCGTCGATGATGAGCGGAAGGTCATCTAGTTCTGTTGCGGCGCGATCAAGCCTGTCGAGTTCGGCGTCAGTGGCGATGCCCTTGAGAATCGTAATCTTCGACACGCCAGCCATGATTTGAAGGAACGACTGAGAAATAGAATCGGCGCTTTCCTCCCGGCTAATGAAGATTCCGCACCGCTTCATTTCGCCTTCCTGTCGCATCGTCTCGTTCCACTCCCTGAATCCACGCCCCCAAAACAAGGAACTGTTCACGCACAGCGAGGTCTTGCCGCTGGTTGGCGGCCCACTGACGACGCTGAAATCCCCGACCATGATTCCCGGCACGATTCGATTCAGTTCGTCGAATTGGAAGGGGTGCAGGAGCGGCCTGCTCTTTGAACGAACAGCGTCAACAACGCGACGCCCCGGACTACTCGTTCCATTCAGCGCGAAGCGCCCAAGGCCAGCGGCTTCCGAGGCAAGCAGCGACAACTGCGCAATCGGAGCCTGCTCTCCAGACGCAGCTTTCACCATCGAGGCACCAGCGATAATGAATCTGCGCCGCGTCGCTGCGTCCTTAATGATTTTCCCGTGTTCCAGCGCCGCGCCAACAGTCAGTGTTCCAGCCTCCAACTCCACGATGTTTGCATGGCCCCCGCACGCCTCCAATTTCCCGCGACCCCTCAGAGCGTTGCACAGCAGAATCGGGTCTATCGAGGAACCGGCCTTGTAAAGTTCCTCCATCGTGGAAAAAATCTCACCGTGCGCTTCAACGTAAAAATCCTTAGCCTCCAAATGAATCCCGCCAAGACCACCGAGCAGGTCGTTGTCCAACAGGACCGCGCCAAGAACATTCCTCTCGGCCTCCAGATTGTGCGGCATCGGCGGTGGGTTCGTTGTCATTGGGCAGCTTGCTCCAGAGAATCGTAGTCTCGAAGCGGGAGCCCAAGCCTCTCGCGCGTCTTGTTCATCGCAGTCTTGTTCACGAGCGGAAACACGGAACGTGGCTTGTCGCTCTTTTCTGGCATCGGGTTCGCCGACGGCAGGCTTTCCCAATAGGCTTCCTGCTGCTCTTGTGTCATGGAGTAAAACCACCGGCACCACTGTTCGTGGGCCTCGTGGGTGCCAAGTGCGGCAGACGTATCGTCCTCAGCAACGTATTCTTTCCACGTCGCCTTGCCCGGACCAAAGAACGTCGAGAACTGCTGCGCGCCCTTCTGCCACCCATCCGACGATTTCAGCTTTTGGGCATAGGCCCGAATCGCGATCTGCAACCGCTGAATCCCACCGGCCTCCTTCACGACCTCGGCAACTTGCTTCTCAATCTTGTTGCCAGACCAACCCTGAGACGAGCGTTCGGTCTTGTGCAACCCGTTCGCCCGCCACTCGACCTTCATCGCTTCAAGACACTCGGCTGGCGACGGGACAGGCGAGGCGGCGTGAGCGGTTTCTTCCAAAGGCGGAACTGCGGCTTTTGAATGTGGTTCTTCGGCTAGGGGGATACAGGGGGTTTGTATTGGTGGTTCAACTGATGGTTCTTGATGGATTGTTGCCGGATTTCCGGCACGTTCTTTCGGTTTTTCCGGCACGTTAGGCAGTCGGGTTTCCGAACGGTTCGGGATTCCGATGGGTTCGGGTTTCCGAACGGTTCGGATTTCCGGCACGTTCCATTGCCCGGTAAGCTGATAGACGTTGGAACATCCAGAGCCGGATTCGCTTCTTCCGCCCTTGGAGCGGAGCAAGCGAACCTCGCCAGACTCTACGAGTTTGCCAATCGCCTCCACCGTCTGAGTGCGACCCATGAAGGCGTCGCGGGCAATCGTCGCCAGAGACGGCCAGCACTTCGACTCGTCGTCCATGTAGGAGGCGATGACAAAGAACACCAACCGCGCTGGCCCCTTGGCCCCGCTAAACTGGCGAACCTGATCGTAGTGGACGTAGCTCACGGCTTGGCGTTGCTGTATGCTGGCGAGTCCTCACGAACAGCCAGCTTCTCGTCAACCGCCTCGCGCACGAACTCGCTCATCGACTTCTCATCGACGGCGGCGGCGATCCTCACGGCCCGGAACTTCTCGGGAGTCGTGAGGAACGTGAGCGGCTTTAGCGGTGCGCCAGCCTGCCCCTTGTCCGTCAGAGGAACTGCGTTTTCATTCGTATCCATCGGCTGTTTATCTCCTATGCGCGGAACATAGGAGTATTATTGCTGCGGCGTCAAGATGTAACTTTCAACTATTTCGCCCGCAGGCGGTGACTCGGGCGGAAACGACTCAACCGGTGACGCCGCGACACCGGTTCGCGCCCAAACCTTTAAACGACTTCAAAACATTTCAAAGGATTACAAACGCTTGAAATGTTGCGGGCACCCGGAGAGGGCGCGAGCAAAAGAAACCGGCCCCCGCCAGTGAAGGCTAGGGGCCGGAGGAAACTTGGAGCGGCGAGTGGGAATCGAACCCACAACAGTCGGCTTGGAAGACCGAGGCTCTACCAGTTGAGCTACCACCGCACGGAGTCCGAACTATCTTGGAACGGCCTGGGGGATACCCAGCAGAAAAGCAATGGCCGGACTCCTGCCGCCATTCGCCGAACGCCGCCACCCTCCCCGCCCAACGCGCAGGCGTCAACCCGATTCTCGCGTACATCCCTCCCGCGCGTGTGTGCGCGCGAGGCTACAAGTCCTCCAGCCTCACGTCCTCGGCCCTCAGTCTCTCCTCCATCTTCCCTTTCATCAGCAGTCTATCTCGCTCGTTCACCGGCCCGCTCGCGATGAACCTCTGTCCCCACTTCGCCCACCTAGGGCTCTTGCTCACAGGGAACTCCTGTCTTATTCCCATCCACGCAAGCCCAGCAATCGCCAGCAGCCGCCCCACAGGAATCACAACACCCTCCGCGTCGCTCACCATCGCCGCAAACTCCCCCATCGCCCTGATCTCGTTCTCGCTCAGGTCAACTGCCACCCTGAATCGCCGCACCCGGTTCTTCGAGTCCCTAGAGGCCGTCTGCCGCACACGAGGCGTCCGTCTCGCCCACTTCCGTCTGCAAGCAGGGTGGTCGCTGAAGGAGACATATTCCATCACGGTATCAGCCATCGTAGGCTCTCCAATCTCTAATCTTTATTTTCAACGACACACGTAGAATGAGTGAACGTCTATTTACTACCACGACTATCGCACATCAGGATTTCGGCCCGTTGGAAAGCATCTCTTGACAGCATCCGACCACAAGATTTACACGCTTGACACGGTCAGTATTTCTACCGCTTCACGTCTAACGGCGCTTCGGAACGCTCGCGGCTCTCAGAGCCCATTCGCTTCTGCCTCTTGCGCGCCATCTTTCTACGGTTCCGTTCGCGCGCGCATGTACGGCATTCACGTTCAGGATACTTGCCCCTTGATGGTCCCGTCCTCAATCTCAGGTTCGCGCCTGACAACGGATGCCCGTGAATACAATGAGTTTTCCTAGCATTCATGGCAGATGCGGATATCCCGCGCAGAGTGTTCTCCCTGCTCTCAACCTGCTCAAGATGACTCGGGTTCACGCATCGTTTGTTTCGGCAGGTATGGTCCAACTGCAATCCGGTCAATAGCTCGTTTCCAGCCAAGAAAAAAGCGACTCGATGTGCTGGCCACTTGGAGCCATTAAGAGCAAAACGTCCGTATTCTTTGTGTATTTCTCCGCCGTAGTTCCAGCAATCGTCTTCCGATTCGCGCTTTACCAAGTCCCAAAATCGCCGCTTGATTGTTTCGGTTGCCAGCATCGCTCTTTCAACTTCGCCGAGTTCGCGTATCCTAATCATTGTTGTTCTCGTGCGTACCGGGGGTTGGTCAATGCGCAAAGAGAATGCCTCCCCCGCCTGACCCGTGTCAATCATATCAAGTGGAGGCCCTAGGGTTTTGGTTGCTACCTCGCACCCCTCCCTTGCACCCGGTTCGCATATCGCGCGCGCGGTTGCCACTCTGTGCGCGGGCGAGCGTGCGCGGGCACGGAGACGAATCCTGCGCGACGCTGATGTGGCCACTGATGAACGCGACGCTGGCCACGAGCGACACGCCACGATCAACGCAAGCGCAGGCTGGGCGATAGGCGAGGGCACACAGGGCACGGGCAAGCAACGAACCGTATTTGCACGGTTGGCACGATTCTGCAAACCTTACAAACCGACAGGCAAACGTTGCAAGCGTGCAACGCGCGACGTTGCAGCGACGCAACGATGGTGCAGGGATGCAACGTGAATAAACAGCAACCGTGAAATCACGGTTCGCGGAGAGTGCTGAAAACAGGGGAGTTGCCTCCCTCGAACCGTGGAATCACGGTTGGCACGGGGCACGCAATCACTTTTGCACGCTCACCGAAGCGAGCGACTCTCGAAAGACAGGTGCGAACGATGATCCCAAAGACGAGGCCCCAAATAAAGCTGGCGCAATGTTTCGGTGCATATGTCGTCTCGGCGGTAAACACGCGCTTTGCGAACGGACAGAAGGCAATTGTTGTTCGGGACACCCGAAGCGGTGCTTTGCACGTTAGTTTGGCGGTTTCTACTGGCAACGGCAGTCCGTGGGTGTGTGTCGCGCATGGTTACTCATGGGCAGAGCTAACCCGGTCTAATCGCGGTCGCGGACTCAACGCGAGCCTGTAGCCTCCCGCGCGAGCCTGCCGTGCCCTCAGAGCGTCGAGGATGCGGCAAGCTGGCGCTGGCGGTAGTGCGGCGACCAAATCCAATCGGAGCGTGCAAGCCATGAGCAAGACAATCGCGGAGCAGTATCAAGTCAGGACTCGTTACGGCTGGGGCTGGGAAGTTACCGGGCCGGATGAATACGCGTCATGCCCCGTCGAGTCTCAGGGTGGCGCGCAGGCACTGGCCGAGGTGCTGAACGCTGGTGTGTCTGGCGCCGAAGCGGTCAAGGCGGCTGGCCTTCGCGCGGTGGACGGGCGGCTGTATCACGTCAACGCCTAGCCCTTCCAGCCCTGCGCGCGGCCTTGGCTTCATGGCCTTGTTCGCGCGAGGAGCTGGGCGAGTTAGACGGCGCCCAACTTTACAAGGATGGTGCGAGCGATGAAATCAGACGTGCGCGGTTGCTCAACGTGTGAACCGGGCGAGGAACGATTCGAGATTTATCCGAACTCGCGGAAGGGGACACGCGTTCAATACGATTTCCGCGATTGGGACGGAAGGCTCTTTTCATGCGTCGCCGATGATCTAGATGCGGCGCGCGCCAAACGCGATGCGTGGCAAGTAGCAATCTCGCAGTCTGGCGGTGTCCAATGAGTGACGCGCGGCGGTCGCAAGCTACACAATCCCCCGTGCCTCGCTACGTTGCCAGCGAGCGTTGGGCGAACGGCAAGACTCGGCAGACTCACGGGACCGGGGCGGATATGCTCGAGGCCTTGCAAGTGGCGCGAAACGCTCGCCGGGAGTTGACCATCAAGGGCGACGATGGCGAAACATACGGTGCGACTTGGAAAGAGGGTGGGCGCTGGCGCTGGTTCTATGATCCGGTGCTAGAGGGCGCCACGCTCGACGCTCTCACGAACAAGCTCGCGGCGGCAGAGCGCAACGGCGCAACGATGATGGCGTCAGTATTGGCCGGTAAGATTCGCCGTGCCTCTCGCAAGGCTCGCGCTGGCGGTTGACTCACGAATGCGGCGAAAGCCTTGCCACGGGCAACGTAGCGCGCGTGACAAGGTTTGTGGCGCAGTCGGCAGGACCACAAGTCGGGCGGCGAAAGCCGGGACAGGTGCAATCATGGGATTTTGGACCTCGAAAGAGCAAGAGGCGATCAAGAAGGCCACTTCTCAGGCCGAAGACCTCTTCAACGAAATTGAGGCGATCAAGGACGCCGCGCAAGACCGCTTTGATGGCAAAAGCGAGAAGTGGCAAGAGGGGGAAGTTGGCGAGGCCGCAAGCGGGAACCTGAGCGAGCTTGACGACTTGGTGAGCGCGCTCGAATCGGCCAAGGACGCCTGCAACGACGTGGAGAATTGGGACTAGCCTCCCGGCCCCGGAACCGGCCGGCGCGCTCGCAAGGTGCGCCGTGCGATTGCGGCGCAGGACGTTGGACCGCAAATCAGCAGCAAAGGACGTGAAGCGATGAATGCGACAACGAAAGGCCAAGCAGACGTGCGGATTGACGATTTCGGCTCCCTCGCGCTGATCGAGCCGGTCACGGACACGGGGCGCGAGTGGTGCGACGCGAATCTGTTTTGGGAAAGCTGGCAGGAGACAAACGGCGCGATTGCGGTTGAATGCAGGAACGCCGTGGACATCGCGGGCATGATGCGCGAGGCAGGGCTGGAGGTCGCGGCCACATGAACCAGAAACAACACGAGTTTCTAACGGTGATAGACGACCACACGCGACGCAACGCAGCCGGGAAGCTAGAGTGTTTCTGGTGCGCGCCCGATGGCCTCAAGGAGTCGTGGTCCGAAACGCTCAAGCATCATGTAACTTTCAGCGGCCCCGGTTGCGCCAGCACTTTACGCGCGATGGAAAAAACGCGGCTGGATCAAAGAGCAAACATGGGAATACTCATACGCCATTACCGAAGAAGGCAGACTGGCACTCGAAACCCATCGGGAGAAAACCGGATTTTACAAGGGCTAGAGCCTCCAACCCCGCGCCAGCCTATCCGGGGGCGCGGCATTGGCGATTCAAGCGAAGCTCCAGCAGTGGCAGGGCCAGAAAGACCGCGAGCGCGGCAGAGGTGGAAGCCATGACGGAAGCGCCAACAGTAGATAAGCCTCACGATGTCACTTATCATTACGTCCCTCACCCCATGCCCGTTTTCCCGACGCTGGCAGAGGCAAAGGCCGCGCGCGACGAGTGGATCGCGCGCAACCACGATAAGTTGCCGGTAATCGCCGCCGAGGGCACGTTGAAGTCAACGAGGCAATGGTGCGCCACGCTTCGCTGGTTCTGGCCTGAGAAGGGCGAATGGTTCGGCGAGGTGTTCGTTGCGGCTGTGAAGGAGTGACGACAATGGCTGGCTATCCCGCCCACATCGCCGGAGAGATTCACGCTTTATCCAGCCCGTCTGGCAGCATGAGCAAGCGGGCACGTAAGGCCGCACAGGCCCGCCTAGAAGAAAAGATAGCCGCTTTCAATGCGGCGAACGGGATCACGGGCTATCGAGGCGAGCGGTCGCTCGAAGAACAGCGGCGCGGCCAGCGCGAGGCCGATTTGAACTATGCGCAATTCTTGGATGGTTTGGCGGATCACGGAATGCGCCCTCGTGTTTATCGCAAGGAGGCGGCACGACTCAGGGCAAAGTGGGAGGCGATACAAGGCTAACGCCCCGACCCCCGCGCGTCGGGGCCCTGCTCACGTATCATCATGCAAGGCGCGGGCGCGCGGGAGTGGCGGCGGGAGTCGCCAGAAGCACGCAGGCGAAGTACGAAGTTCAATCCTCTAGGATGGTCGAACCATGCCAGAGACACAGGCAGTCACGTTGACGGAAGCGCAGTTGCAGGAGGCCGCGCGGATACTCAAGGAGCGCAAGATCAGCACGACGAAGGAGCGGACGTTCTACGTTCTGGAGTTTGTTTCCCGCGCAAACGGCACAAGTCTGCCGAACGGTGCGCAACTCCGCATTCGTAAGGTTACGCAGCGCGCGAGCCTCAAGACCTACGAGGGCAAGAGGCTCGACGACATCGACCCGAAAGTTGAGATCGGCTCGCCGCACGACTACTGTTGGGGCGAGCGCACCACGCCGCAACGCGAGTTCTTTTCGTCGCCAGCATTGGCGCGGGCATACGTCGCGGACCATCTGCGCGGCGTCGCGGTGGACTGCGAAGGAATCTTGTGGCGTCGCACAAAGGAACTCGAACAGGCCAAGACCCGGCTGGAGGAAGCGCGCAAGAGCGCGGCGGACGCGGAGACAATCGCGGAGTCCGTTCCACTGATTCTTGACTAGCTAACACCCGTTGCGTCCACGCTCGCGGTTGATCGCAAGCGGCGGTGCAATGCGCGCGAGCGCAGAGTGCAACAGAGGCACGCAGCACAATCAAAAGGAGCCGACAATGGCACGACGCACGAAAGAAGAGCAGCGCGAATTCAAAGAACACGGGATTGTGCCACTCCGCGAAATGGATATTTACGACCGGGCTTTGACAATTCTTGCGCTAATTGCTGAGGAAGCTGGCACAGACGGCATAGACGAAGTTGCGACAAAGGCCAAGCAGGACTGGTCAGAAATCTGTAGATAAATGGCGAAGTCGCAGGCGTAGCAGCAGCACAGACAGCCGCCGCGAGGCGAGAAAGAGGTCGGTTATGCGAGGCATCAAACACGCGGTAGATAGATTGCGCGAGCAGGCGGCAGCCGCGAGCGCGGCGGGCGGGCACACGCCGTTCAGCTACGACGGCCACGGCATCACGTTTCAAGCGGCAGACGGTTCGCGCCCGCGACTGTTCAAGCATCAGGAGCGGCACGCGAACGACGGCGGCGGCTATACGGTCGCATTGCCAGAGCGCCGCGACGTGTCCGAGTATCTCGTGCGGGCGGCGAACGCGCACGAGCCACTCGTGGAGGCGCTCAGAATGTTCGTCTCGCTTTGCCCGCATCCCGACGGCCAGCACCGACTTGGAGGCCATGCACCGATGAGCGCATTCAACATCGCAGCGGACAAAGCACGCGCGACGCTCGCGCTGGCGGAGGCGAAGCCGTGAACGACGACAACCGCAGACCATTCAATCTCCCGCCGTATCTTGGCGAAGGCCAGACGCCAGCAGTTCCGCCAGTCACGCATTGGTGGGTGCCCATGCCGATGATTTCCGAGCGTGAGCGGCTGGCACTGGAAATCTACGTTCGCGCTGTCACCAAGGACGACGTTTGCCGCGAGGGTTTTGGCGAGATTGCAGCGCCATCTTTCGCGGCAGCGGACGCGTTCATTGCAGAGCGAGACCGCCAGCGGGAGGCGAAGCCATGAGCGACGAACTCAAGCTCTTGTTCTCCCAAGACTGGCAGGGCGATGCGTGCAAGTCGCTCGCCACCATCGCGGGCTACTGGCTCGACGTGCGCCTCGAATCGGGTAGCGCAATCTGGCGGTGGTCCGTCAACTGCACGGGACTGGACTTCGCGTGGGGCGAGGCCGTCAGCATCGAGGCCGCACAGGAGCGCGCGAAAAAGGCGGTCGCGGACAACATGCGTCATTGCCTGAGAGTGCTTGAGCCAGACGGCGAGCGCGCGGCATGGGTTGACCGAGACGCAGCGCGCGAGGCGGCGAAGGATGCGCTGGACCCTCCGCACGAACGCCGCTTTCAGGGCATGGCCGCGATGCAGAGCGCGGACCCCGACGCATCGCAGCGGGCGGCGCTGGAGCGGGCGACCAGCGACTTCGCGGGCGACGAGCGGGAGACGAAGGAGGTCAAGTTGCCATGAGCTATGTTGCATTCTCTACGCGCAACCATAGCCTCGTTCTGCTATCGGGATCGGCCAGGCACTACGCCGAGTCGGTCACTCGCGAGATTCTTCGCGGTGCCCTTAGCGATGTCCGCAAGGATGATGGGTGGTTGAAGCTGGCTCTCCCCGACTCAGCGCACGCGGAATTATTCAAGCGACACGACCCGGCGGACGCCATCGCCTTCTGGTTTTCGCGGCACGGCCTGCGAGAGAACGATGATGTCTCTGTGTACTCTCGCGGCGACGATAAGAGACACAGCCCTTGGAGCGTCCTCCTTAACACGGCGATGGTTGCTGGATCCGATGCAATCAAGTTTCTGGCGAGGTTACACGCCCAGTGCGAGATACACGCATGGGTGGATGGACAGAACAGGAAATGGCTCGCGGCGATTGTGCGCGAAGGTGTCTCCGCTGGCATCCTCAGAAAGTGGAATGGGAACGCGACATACGAGTGGGAGGAAGTCGCTGATTTCTTGGAGACCGACGACTCCGAGCCGGTTGTCATGCACTACAGCGTGTCCGACTCGTTCCCAAGCTGGCGACTCGCGTGCAGGCGCGTCGGATGGCCGCTCGACGAAGTATCTGAACACTGGTGGGACGAGCTGTCGCCAGAGCAGCGATGGGATTGTGCGATGAGCGAGCTTCGCAAAGGAGACGGCCAACTAGAGTGGAAGCCCGAAAACTGGCACAACTACACATTCGAGGGCGGCGTGAACATCTACAGGCTGCGAAACCACTACTTCCATCCGACCGATCCGATCGTGCAGGCTGGCCCATTCGGCGGGCATAGCCGCACGCCGGAACCCACACCACGAAGCTGACCATCGACCACGAAAGCGAGGCGTGACATGGACACGACCAACAACGCAACAACTGAATGCCGTTTGGCGTTTCTCGAAGGACACGCGCAAGGAACCACCAAGAGAGGCGATGGCTTCGAGGCGCGGTTGAAGGTGCTCGAAGCAAAGATCGACGCGCCAATCTTCGTCATGGAGCCAGCGATAGAGAAGCGCATTCTTGCGCTCGAATCCGCCGCGCGCGAGCCGCAGCAGGCGCAAGAGGCCAAGCCGAGGTTTGAAGTGCAGCGCACGCTCGAAGGGTGGCAAATAGTGGACACTCACCATCTAGGCGTGACGGTGTGGAGTTCTGACATGGCGACAGCGTTCGACGCAGACCGTCATTGCGCGCGCCTGAACGCAGCCGCGCGGTCGATTGAGAACGCGGAAACGGCATCGCCCTCGCTCGCGGCGACGAACGCAGTCGCTGGGGCAACAGACTGGTTCATAGTCGCGGAGGACAGGAAAGCCGAAATCCAAGTGCTGCACCAAGGCTGCGAAGATTTGAAGGCCCGTGCGGAGTCAGCCGAGCGCGAGCGCGGCGAGGCGAAGGCTGCGATAAACAAGGTCGCGTCCGTCCCTTGCGTTACGCTGGAAGAATCAATGCGTGCCCGCGATCTTGCCGTGCGCGAGGCGGTCGCCAAGGAGCGCGAGCGGTGCCTCTCTGGCGCATTCCGTGAGTTCGACTCGTGCAATGCCGAGGTCAAAGGTGCGACCAACGAGTTTTCCAAGCACTACTTTCAGGGTGGCGCTGATGCTCTTGCACGCGTTTGCAACCGCATCGAGAACGGAGCCGAGTGATGTCACCATCCCAAGCAATCATCGCATACGCCCTTCTCGCGTTCGCGCTGTGCGTCATCGGCAGCGCGGCGCGCGCCCACAATCGCGCACAGATGCGCCGCAAGTCACGCGCGGCGGGACATTCGACCAAGAGCCAAAGGAGGTTGCCATGAGCGACGTTCGTGTTTTTGATGACATGATTGGGCAGACGTTCGAGCGAGTCGTCGCACTGAGGCCGCGCGAGGAGCGCGAGGATTCTTGGCGCAGCAACAATGACGATGCGCTAGAGTTCCTGCGCGCCGACGGCTCGGGGTTCCGATTCTATCATTCGCAAGACTGTTGCGAGTCCGTGAATATCGAGGACATCTGCGGAGAGTTGTCTGACCTGCAAGGCTCGCCGCTTGTAGAGGCCGAAGAAGTGTCGTCAAAGGGAGGAGAACCGCCGCCACCGTATCCCGATAGCTGGACTTGGACGTTCTACAAGTTCGGCACATCCAAAGGCAGCGTGACGGTGCGCTGGCTCGGAGAATCCAACGGCTACTATTCGGAGAGCGTAAGCAGAATAGCCTTGGAGGCGACGCCATGAGGCACGGCGACATTCTCAACCCCGACACCCGCAGCGGCGCGAAGGCGAGAGCAGCAAACCGCCGCAAGGCAGACCGCGAGAAGGCGAACGCGCGCCGTTTTCGCAACGACCCGGAGGCGGCTGCGCATCAGATTCAGGCGCTCACCCGCGACAAAGCCGAGATCGCCAAGGAAAATGCGCTGCTTAAGCGCATCCTCGCTGACGCTGGCATCGCGCTCATCCTGCCAGCGGCCACGGGCGCGAGCATGTACGACGTGGACAACGAAATGGAGGCAGAGGCATGAAGATCGAATACGTCCCCAAGAAGTTCCGGGCAGAGTCCATAAGGACAATCGAGACGGCCAACGCCATCATTGCAGAGTATGATGCGCAGGGCTACAGTCTCACATTGCGCCAGCTTTACTATCAGTTTGTGTCACGCGACTTGATAGCGAACAGCCTCAAAGAATACAAAAATCTAGGCTCACTAATCAACGACGGAAGGCTCGCTGGCCTGATTGATTGGGATGCCATCGAGGACCGCACACGCAACCTGCACTCGCTCTCTCATTGGGAAAGCGCGCCCGAGATCGTGCGCTCATGCGCCAAGCAATTTCGCTTGGACAAGTGGGACTCTCAGCCATGTCGCGTTGAAGTGTGGATTGAGAAGGAGGCCCTTGCGGGCGTGTTCCAAAGAATCTGCGACGAGTTAGACGTTCCAATGTTTGCTTGTCGTGGTTACACGTCGCAGTCCGAGATGTGGGCGGCGGGCCAGCGTCTTGAGCGCATCAAGGACCGTGGGCAAGAGCCTATCGTCTTGCACTTCGGCGACCACGACCCAAGCGGCATCGACATGACCCGAGACATACGCGAGCGGCTGGCGCTGTTCATGGGCGGCGTGGAACTTCAACGGCTCGCCCTCAACCGAGAGCAGGTGGACAAGTATTCGCCGCCACCAAATCCCGCGAAGGCTACCGATGCACGGTTCAACGGTTACCTCGCAGAGTTCGGAGAGAAGTCGTGGGAGCTAGATGCGCTGGAGCCGAAACTTCTATCTGGCCTCGTTCGGCGATTCGTAGAAGGCGTGCGCGACGAGGGTAGGTGGGACGAGGCACTTGATCGCGAAGAAACGACTAAAGAGCAGTTGGCGGACGTTGCTGACAAGCGGGAGACAATCGTTGAAGGCCTCTGACCCACCGCGGCGCGCGGTTGCGAAATAAATCGCAAGATGCCACTTGACACGGCCAACAAGCCATGACACAACCATCAGCCATGAACACAAACCAACACCCCATCGAAGCAGAAATCGCCGCCATGTTCAAGGCGTGCGATTCAACGCCGGGAACCTTCCGGCGCATCGCGCAACTCGCGGACACCGACCCAAGCGTATTGAGCCGGTGGAAAAGCGGGACGCGCACGGTGACGTTGCCGACCGCGCTCATGCTGGTGAAGGCGTGGCGGAAGATTCAGCAGCGCGAGGCCGTTGGGCGCAAACTCAGGCAGCTAACCAGCCGAGAGTTGCGGTCAGCGAAGCGCAAGGCGGCGAAGGGGGCGAAGCGGACATGAGCGACAACATTCTCACTAACTCCAGCATGTCCACCTACAAGGCGTGCCCCCGTAGATATTTTTTCCAGCAGGAACTCGGATTGCGTTCTGCGCGCGAGTCGAAGCCTTTGCGCCTTGGCTCTGTTTTCCATGAAGGACTCGACGAACTCGCTCGCGGCGCGACACCGCAGGCCGTCTTTGAATCTGCCTGTGCAAAGTACGAACGCGAACTACCCGAAGGCGCGGACAAGACGGAGTGGGAGGTCGAACGCTTCACGGTTGCGACGCTCCTTCTCGGATACGCTTGGCGCTGGTCCGAGTCTCAGGTCGAAGTGCTGGACTCTGAGCTAGTGTTCAGCGGTCGCATCATCAACCCGGAAACCGGGGCCGCAACGCCCGTGTTCAACGTGTCCGGCAAAATCGACAAGATCGTGCGCCTCGCCGATGGCAGGCTCGCCGTCATGGAACACAAAACGTCGAGCGAGGACATTTCGCCTCAGTCTGATTATTGGCTTCGTCTGCGCATGGATCAACAGGTGTCTCTCGAAATGCTCGGGGCCAAGATGAGCGGGTGGGATGTCGTGACTTGTGTGTACGATGTGGTCCGCAAGCCCGCAATCAATCCTCGCAAGCTCTCCAAGGCCGACGTAGCGGTGCTGCGCGACTCCGGCAAGTATTACGGCATTGACGTTGTGGTGCCCGCCGACTTGGAGCGCGAGACACCGCAGATGTTCGGCGCGCGCCTGCTCGACGATTGCACGCAGCGACCGGACTTCTACTTTGCCCGCAATGAAGTTCCCCGCGCCTCGCACGACCTACGCGAGTTTGAGCAAGAGTTGTGGGACACGCAGCGCACCATCCACGAAGCCCGCAAGAACGAGCGGTGGTATCGTAACACCCAAGCCTGCCTTCGCCCCGGCAAGTGCCCCTTCTTTGAACTCTGTACGACTGGCTATGTTCACGAGTCGGGGAGCCTGCCGCCACAGGGCTACATCATCATCGAGGACAAGCACCCGGAACTCACCACTACCCCACAGGAGGTGTCGCCATGAGTGACACAGCAGTAGCCGCACCAGCGCCCGCGCCCGCACCAAAGGCCCCGGCGCTTCCGAAGGCACCGCCACCGCCAGCAGGACGCATGGCAGGGGCACCCGCGCCCGCGAACGGCCAGCCGATGACGTTCGAGGTCGAATCAGGCGTGAAGCGAAGCGGCAAGGTCGTCTGCATCTACGGAGGCGGCGGCATTGGCAAAAGCACGCTCGCCGCCACCGCGCCCAAGCCGGTTGTGTTCCTCGCGCTCGACAAGGGTACCGATGAAATGGACGTGACGCGCATTCGCATTCGTTCGTGGGCGCATCTAATCGCGGCGCTCTCGAATGACTCTCTATGGGAAGGCGTCAAGAGCATCGTGATCGACGACCTGAGCCGCGCGGAGGAATACGCCGTCGCGCACACGCTCGCCACAATCACCACGGAGACAGGCAAGCGCGCCACCAGCGTTGAGAACTATGGCTACGGCAAGGGCTACCAGCACGTTTATGAGACGTTCCTGCCGCTGTTCACGTTGCTCGACCAGCACGCGGACGCCGGACGCCTTGTAGTGTGTATCTCGCACGACTGCGTGACGGACGCGCCAAACCCGCAGGGCCGCGATTGGAAGCGGTGGGAGCCTCGCCTGCAATCGCCGGTCAGCGGTAAGGCGTCCATCCGTTTGAAGCTCAAGGAAATGTGCGACAACTTGTTCTTCATCGGCTACGATGTGGTCGTGGATGACAAGTCAGGGAAGGCAACCGGGTCAGGGACTCGTACTTTGTATCCAACCGAAGCGCCACACTGTATGGCAAAATCCAGAAGCCTGCGCGAACCAATGGAAGTGATCGAAGGCGACGCATCGCTCTGGCCCATCGTCCTCAAAGGAGGAAAGTAACATGGCTTTCTGCGCACGCACTGGCATCCACAAGGGCACGATCATCGAGGGGGCACTCTCTGTGCATCCCAAGAACAACCTGCCTCAGTACGCGATTCAGTTTTCAATCACTCAGTATTTCGAGCCGCCCGCCGAAGGACAGAACGCGGGGACGTGGTATGACGTGACGGACGAGCAGAGCGAAATCCGCCACTTCCTGTTCCTCGTCAAGAAGGACGGCAACCCAAACGAGATTTCGTGTCGCGAGATCATGGCGACTATCGGTTGGGATGGGAAGTCCATCGCGGCCCTCGCCGGTCTTGAAGTTCACGGCGTCGAGGCAATCTTCTTGGTCGAGGACGAGACTTACAACGGCCAGACCAATCGCCGCGTGAAGCGCATGGCCGCTGGCAACACTGACCCGGCGAAGCTGACCGGCGGTGCGCTCCAGAAGGCCGACGCTGACACGGTGAAGAAGATGGCCGCGCAGTTTGACTCGAAGCTGCGCGCGACGCTTGGCGGGGCGAACGCTGTGGGTGGTCCGCCGCCGAAGGCACCAGCGCCAGCGCCGCCGCCACTGGCGGCGAGCGCCGCGAATGAAGATCGGCTTCCGTTCTAGTTTGTAATGGGGCCGGTGCGCTAATCACGCGCTGGCCCTGCACCCAATCCCGCGCGCCCGGAGGCGAGCCAGCCATGACGCCGCACTTTAACCCGATCACGCACCACCTAGCCGCGATGTTTTCCACCCCTAACCTCGACAGGTTCCAGCCCATGATCGACGACATGAAGCGCAGCGAGGCCGACGCCGCCAAGCGCGAGAGCATCAAGACCCGCATCGCCAACCTCCGTGCGCAGTGGCAGCTATTCCCTGACAACGACTGGCGCGCGGAGGACATCGAGGAGAGCATCGAGGAGTTGAAGAAGAAGCTGATGGCGCTGATGCCCGAGGACTTCTTCACGGAGGGCGACAGGAACGAGGCGCTGGAGTGTGACGAACGATTCGAGTTCAGGAAGAAATCCAATGACTACTTCTGAGCCCACGCCCCTCCCGCTGCCGCTTGCGCCGGACGCGCTCGGCAAGATCGCCATCGACGCGTATCGTGCCGCGAGTGATTCGCACCAGTTCTCTGGCAACGACTGTTTTCGCGAGGCGGCTGTTGCCGTAGCGCGCGCGGTGCTCGCCTCGCTGGCCGTGGGCGCGCTGCCCGCCTTGCACAAGAAGCACGGTATCTCCATTGATATGGCCGAATGGCTCATCGAAACGTGCGTTCAGCCAATCCCGGAACTGACACAGGTTCTCCTCGCCTGCGACGCGCGCCGCCTTGCCGCCGAGGCATCGCTCAAGTTCTACGTCGCCGAGAACGAGCAACTACGCATCGCGGGCAACAAGGACTACGAGGGGATGCGGAACATGCAGGGCAAGTATATCAAGGCTGACCACGAGCGGATTGCTCTCGAATCCGAGGTCGCGCGCCTCGCGGGAGAGTTGAAGGAACTCAGGGCATCCAATCGAGACATGGGCATCGAACGTGACCTCATCAACTGACTTGCAATCTCTCGCGGCCTCTGCGGAGTCGCGCGCGGCGGCTGGCGAGAAGCCGTGTATGGAGTGGCTGCATGACGCACACTCGGATTGGGATTATATGGACGGCGCCTCGGGCGTAATGATAAATCCGAAGAACTACGGCTCTCTCAAGAACCATCGCGTTCATGGCCTCTGCAAAGGAGCCGTTGCTATCCCGTTTGACGACATCATCGCCGCTCAACTGTTCGCCGAATCCCTGCTCGCACTCGCAACGGCCCCGCTGCACGCGGCTGCGGAGACGGCGGCGCTGGAGGACTTGCGCGAACGGTGCGCGCAGCGACTTGAGTATCCTCTTGGGAACAGTGCCACGAATATGACTGACGACGCAGAGTTATTGGACCTCGCCGACGAGCTTCGCGCGCTTCCACTCCGCAGCGGGGAGGCGGCGCGATGAGCGAGACTACGCATTATCCGAACATCATCAAGCTATCGCTCGGCTCGCGCGACGTTGGCGAGGCTGAGTTGACAGCAGAGGCGGGAGCTATCCTCTCCGCCCTCGCCTCTGCGTCGCGGCGCGCGGACGAGGCGGAATTGATCGCGTGGGGCATGGCGCTTTGGAACACAAGGGCATTCGACCCTGATCGTTCCACGGATGGAGCTATCTATTTCGACCACAAGAAAGAGTGCTGGCTCATGCTCTACTCAGACGGACTTAGGTTCCTTGGCGGCGGGAAGTTTCCGGTTCCCGATACCAAGTCGCTAGAGTTGCTGCTGGCCGCGCGCGAGAAGGCAACCGCGAAATGATTATCTCCGCGACAGAGGCTGCTCTTGTTCGCAGCGCCATTTCGAGTGCCATCCTACACGAGGAATCATACACCGAAGCGTGGGATGGACCATCGTGGAGCGGACTGAGAAGAAACAAAGAGGCGCAAGCCATTCGTCGTCGCACCCGTGGATTCATCAAGCTACTTCGCACACTAGACCGCAAGATTGCCGAGAGGCAGAAAAGAGCATCCAATGCCGCACCCCGCGCCTGAGCCGGTCGTCGCGCTCACACGCAGACAAGTAATCGACATCGTACGTCGAGGTATTCGCAGTATTTCCCTAACGGCAATCGGCTTGCCAGAGCACGACATAGATGTCGCCGCAGAGGGAATTGCGAACTCGCTCACCTTCGCCGCGCCCGCCCGCGAGGACGCCTGGGAACTTGAGAAGCTGATGGCGTTCGCTGGTGGCCTAATCGATGCGGCGCTTAGGGGCGATGACGAGGCGGAGGACTCTTGCTCTGACGACTTTCTTGAGTATGGGCCACGAGGGGGGAATATGAAGGCAACACCGTTCGGTAAAGCCTGCCTCGCGGCCTTCGCGCGGCGCGAGCAGGCGAAAGCGGAAAAGGAGAACGGCTATGACCCTCACTGAGCAAATCTCGTTCGACGTTCTCGCGCTGCTAGTCCTGTTCCTCGGCATCTGGAACATCGTCATCGGCGAGCGCCTCGACCTGATGGGCCGCAAGCTCGACCGATTGGCCGACGAAGTTCTCGCGCTGCAACTTCAACGCGGGACTTACCCGGTAACACATCTACATTTCGATGTGGAGAAAACTTCCAATGACAAGTAACCACCTAACCGCCGAGCGCGCGCGCGAGCTTGCGGGAAATGAACTGCGATGGGAAGCGATGATCGCGATGGGATTTGAATTGCGCACAGTCGCAGGATTCGGATGGAGGAATCTTTCTGGCCAGATACTCGAAGGCGACAGTGGTTGCGGCCGCGATGAAGTCTTCGCTTTGCGGGAGGCTGGATTTTCGAGCCCGGAAATACAAGCCTCCGACGAACTACTGTGCGGCTATGCTTTGTTGTGGTGCATAAAAAACAACGTCCGCATGGTTTCTGTAACGGCAACCGATGACGAACCGCCATCTGTGTTATTGTTGGCGTGTATTCGCGATGTAGGTAGCGTGTCGAACGAAGATGACTGTCTAGTAACCGCGCTCCTGCGCCTCGTGCTGCTGGTTTCAATCCGCGAGAAAGGCCGCGCCGATGAGTGACAGAATGACGGATGAACAGTTCGGCGAAATAGAGGACCGTGGCGCAATTACTGTGACCAAGGACGCGAACGATTTGTTCGCCGAGGCTCGCCGCGCCCGTGCCGAAGAATCGAGGTTGCGTGGGCTAATAAACCGCGCACGCGAGGAACGCGACCTTGAGCAGCGACGAGCTAGCGCAGCCGAGGCCCGCGCGGTGGACGTGGAGCGGGTGTGTATCGAATCATCGCTCATCTCGTTCGCCTGCACGCAAGTTGCCGGTGAACTTATTGGTGTCGCGGGCGCCAATTCCGACATGCTGATTGATTTGGCGGAGAAGCACAATCTCGCTGGTGATGGATTCGTGCAGGACGTGTATAAGCGAATGGCCCCCGAAATTGTCGCGAGAGTGATGTCCCGGCTCGCGCTCTCGCCGCCAGCGCAGGCGAGCGAGCCTGTGCCGATGGTCAGCGAGGCGGTTGCGTTGGAGGCGTGCGTCGAATGCGTGAAATCTGGGTGGGACTTACACGTTTGCTCGGACGATGAACCTGTGCGCGAGTTCGCGGCCACATGCGCAAGCATTTCGTCGAAGGAACTAGCAGAAGCGAAAGCCAAGGCCGCGAGCGCGCGGAAGGAGAAGCCATGATGCACGAACCATTGACGGTAGGCCACGTCGTCTATTTCGCAATCGGCTGGCTCGCATTCCACATTCTCCGGGCGGTGTTCGCAGTAGTCGCGGAAGCGCGTCGTGGACAATTCGGCGGATTCGGGAGGATGAACAAATGACCAAGCGCCCCACGAAGCGAACCAGCAAGCCCGCGCCGCGCGCCACGGCAAGAAAAGCACTGCGCGCTCTTGGCAAAACCCTCGATTACGCCGCTACTGTTGGTGGCCTCTGTTGTCGTGGGCCTATCAATAAAAAGGTGCGCGAGTATGGACGCCTCGCACGCGCTGAGGGGAAGGCGGAGCAACACGACTATCTTCGGATGGTCGTTGGACTCTCGACGATTATGCGTATCGGCCAGCAAGGATTCACGAACGCGCAATGCGACAAGGTTTCCGAGGCCATACTGCACTCGTTCGATGTCACGAGCAAAATCACAGGCGCGAAAGGAAGCGGCAAATGACCATCGCGCCGGAGAGAATCGCTGAATATCAGGAATTCGCGGACACCAACATCGAGAGTTTTCTCGACCATCGGAACGCGTGCGAGGCGATGCAGGCCGCGATTTCGGATTTGCTTTCCGAGCGCGAGCAGGAGCGGAAGGATGATATGGTGACGCGAGAGACGGCGACGGTTACAATGAGCCAGACGTGCCCCGTCTGCAACGGTGCCGCTTTCGATGAAAATGTTGACTGCAAAAACAATCGATGCTTCGAGGGTCGCGTTGATTTAGACGTGCCACTCGCCGACTTCGTTCGCCTGCTCGACCAAGCACGGCCCGATGCGTGGAGCAATGTGCTCTCGCCGCCCGCCGCGAGCGCGCAGAGCGTCACCGTGCTGAGAGAGGTTGCCATTCAATGTCTTGCCGAAGCTCTCTACCCGGAAGTCAAGGTCGAGAATGGCCCATTAGACGACGCTCGACGCCGACACGCGGCAGAGATTTTGCACGCCGCGATCTCGCGCGCCGCCGCCGCGAAGGAGGGGACGCCATGAAGTCATCCGTTCCAAGGGACTTGATTCGGGTCGTGCATATCGACTCTCTGCGCTTCGCTGTGAAGTACATGGAAATGAGCGGCACCAAGACGTTCATCCTGACTTGCGAACGCGGTGCCGGAAAAGTGCGCGCGACGGTGGAGAAGATTGACGCGGAACTCGCGCGCAGAAAGGCACAAGGCCATGAGTGACGCGAACGCAGCCGCGCGAGAGGTCCCCGAGTTCACGAGCGAGCATCGCACCGAAGATTCTACCGTGCCGTCCATCGAATCTATTACGGCGTTCAAGGACTTGATGCGCAAGCAGGCATCGGAGCCGGGGCGCGTCATCCCGAATCGTAGCCTTATTTCGATGTCTGAGTGCGCGGTCGCCGCCTGCCATCCCGAGTGGTGTTCCGACGAGTCGTTGGAGCGCGCTCTCGACGGTCGCCAGCTAATCATGTCGCAATCGCAACGCGATTTCATCAACGAGAAGCGCAAGGCCATTGGGAGGCATCCACTATGACAGACGACGCGCGCGAGGTCAGGTTCGAGGTCACGGAGAAGTGCGGAGAGTGCGATAAGTATGGTCGTAGGAGAAATTGCACGCTCTGCCACGGCACAGGCCGCGTGTCGCGCTCGCTGACCGTCGCCGAGGCAGCGCAGATGTTGGCGCCGTTTCTTCAAGCGTATCGCGTCGATGTTGGCGACCTCACTGATGGCATTGATCGCAAGACGACGTTTGCAATAGAAGCCCGCCCCGGCGCGCAGGCAGAGGGAGATAAGACGTGAACGCTAAACCGAATGACCGCATCGTAATGGCGAACGGCTCGACAATCGAGGCCGTGCCTAGCAAGCCGCCCAAGCCAGTCACCGGCTCAGGCCACGCGCTCGTTGTGCTGGAGAAGGACGGCGTGATGGTTGTGGTGAATGACAGACGATACGGCGAACCCATCTACGCGCCCAACGCAGCCGTGGACAAGCTGTTCGACGAGTTTACTTCCGCGAGTGCAGCGCCCTCGGAGCCTGCTAGTGAGCCAGCCCCTTGACGTAGGCGTCGAACGCGAACTTGGCGATGGCGAACACGCCGGTGAGAAGCATTGGCAGCACCACGAGCCAGACCTGTGTGGTGCGCTTCTTCTGCTCGGCAAGCGCCTTCTCCATCGCAGCAACTTTACCGCTAAGGTGTGGGTCGAACGTACGCTCAATCTGGTTCACGCGCTGCTTCAATCCGCCATCAGTGGCATCAGCATCGTCACCATGCAAGAGCGTGTAGAGCCGGTCCAGCTTCGTAGAGAATCCGCCGAACTGCTTTTGCAGTCCCTCGACGGAGTTCTTGAGGTCTAGGATGTTGGTGTTGTATTCGGGGCCACGGCCATAGGGCTGTGAATGCTCGCCGACGGACGACTCAGGGTGTTGGGGCATTGGGCTTGTCCACTGGAATTGGTGTCGCACCTGAGCCCTGCGCAAAGCCCTTGTTGAGGCCGGAGACGTGGGCCGCGATGCTGCCGCCGATGTTACCACCGCCAGCCAGTGTGAGAACGAGCCAGCCGAGCGATTCGTGCTTCGGCTGAGTGAGCAACCATCCACCAACACCGATTGCCACCGTAGTAAGATAAGCAAAAACTTTCGCTGGGGTAAGTGCCTGCTTCCAAGTAAGGTCTGGATTCATGGCGTGCCCTTTGTTCCTTTGAACGCGCTCACCGCGCGCTTGATCTTGGTGCCTAGTGTATCTGGCTTGGTGTCCGGCTTTACTGGCTCAGGCTTCTTCGCGTCGAGCGTGGCAGGCGGCTTCGCAGCAGCCTCCGGCTCGTCACTCCACGTCCGCGTCCCCCAGTGCGCTCGAAAACTCACGTTTCGACATGACCGTTGAGCTTCTCGATGTACGCGACCTTGCGTTCGAGTAGGGCAATGCGGTCTGCATCTGTAGGCGCGGGCGGCGTGTCAGGCAGCGGTTCTGCGGCGGGAATAGGGGCCGTCAGTTCGTCCTTGGTGGGCGCTGACATCTTCGGAAGGTGAGGCATCTTGCCAGCCATTAGTGGTCTCCGTGTAGTGCGAGGTATGCGCGAATCTTCTTCTCTTTTTCGGCGGTTGTCAAATCCGGGTTTTCGACCAGCGATTGAAGCGCCGCACCAGTCGTCTCTTGGTCGGGCTTGCTCATTGAAGCCATTACTGCCTGCACGGCTGGAATCACAGCGCCCACGCCACCGGACTGCATGGCTCCGTAAAGCTCGGCTAGGGCTACAACTCCCTTTGTCACGTCACCGGCAAATACCCGTGTCTGCATCGCGCGAGTCAGCGCCACTTCCTGCACGGCAACGTCGGCCTGAGTCGTCACGAACACATGGCTCTTCTTGAGAAGCTCCATGCCAGACGACGTATCAAACTCTTCGTCCTTGATGATCGTAAGCTGCGACCATTGCGAGGGCGAAAGCATTTCAGCCGCGAGCGCCGCCGCGCCAGTGTCGTCAACTCCCCAGCGGCGTAACTGGAAATCGGATTTCGGTTTAGGATCGTCGAGCAGCGAACACCCGCCGAGGGCTGCAACGCCCGCGATCAAGAGAATCCCGAGAGCGAGTCGGGCGCTTAGAGAAGGGAACCGCGAGCGTTGCAGAGACACTTGGACCACCTCGATTCGTGTTGGAGTCACTTCTTATCGCCCTTGGTGCCGACCTTCACGAGCGACTGGCCTTGGCCTTTGTATTTCTTTCCAGCCATCGGTATCACCCCTTCCGTGCGAGAGAATGTCGCATGGTCCGAAATCGCGAGCGAGAGTCAAGGACTAGTAGGCATCGCGTTCGACGCCGACAGAATCCGAATCCCCTGAGCCGCGAGCATCATGCGCGTGCGCTTCGCCTCGAAATACTGCTGCCGTTGCTCCGGCGTCAGGCTCGCAAGGAACATCGTCTCGTCGCGCTTCGAGCCAGTGAACGCGCGCTGCGGCCACTCCTTGAAGTGGTCCGCGATGTCCCTGATGGAAGTCGTCTCGCGCAGCCGCTTCATTTCGTCGAGCGCCGCCTGCGTGTTCTTCTCGCGCAGCGCAGTCATTAGCGGGTCGAACTTGCCCGGATAGAACTCGCCGGGTGCTTCCTTGCCGTGCGCAGCGTTGTAGATGTGCGCGAGCCTGCCAATGCGCTGCTCCGGCGACGGGGCCATTTCAACCTTCATGCCGACGCTCTGCATCAACTGGCGCTGGTTCGCGCCCGGATACTGTTCCATGCCGCGCCCCGCGTTGATGAGTGCGTCGAGTCCGATGGGTGAAGGGATGGCCGCGACCGCTGCCGATTTCCACCGTTCCTCTGGCCGAATCTTGCGACCAGACGGCGTGTTGCCAGTCGCCAGCGTCCACAGTGGTTTGGTGAGCGCAGACGCGCGCGACTTCGCGTAGTCGAGAACAGGCTGGTAGGTGTTCCCCGAACGCTCGTAGCTATTCATCAGAACGTGGAACGTCTCTGCCGTGAGCGTGAGCGGGTTGAAGAAGAAGCCGGGAGTGCCGTCCTTGCCGGGAATCCATGCGGACATCTTCGCGCCAGTCGTCTCCTCTGGATTCTCCCAAGTCGGCTTCTTGCGCGTCGCAAGATTGATGAGTTGCGTAATGACGAACAGCGACGCAGCCGTGGTCGCCATCTTGCGCCCGAGTAGCCCCATCGCTACCTTGCGACCTCGCACCATGTCGAGGCCCGCGCCAGCGATGTCTTTCGCACCGCCAAGTTCCGACATGATGAGCCCCTCGTTCCATGAGGGTGCGAGGAACATGAGGCGCATCATGTTCGCAAACGTCTTGTTCCGCATGACGCCCTGCAAGCCACGGTTGCCAAACAGCGTATTCACTTCGCGGCCAACCTTGCGAGCCACTTGGCCGTCCGACAGTTCGGGGAACTGCGAGCGCTGGCGCTTGAACTCTAGCAAACTAATGTCAGACATGACGGCGGGGAACAACTCATCGAACACGAACTTGTTGACGGACCCTAGAACTGGTACCTTGCGAACCCACTCCGTGTGGAGGGCGTCAGAAATGCGGCCTGTCTTTACGCCGTTTTCCTGCATGATATTTAGGATGCGCTTGTCGGCCACCATTTCGCCGTGCTGCTCCGGCGTGATTTCGCCACGCTCCAACTGGCCGCGTAGCTCGCCAAACGAGGTCTTGGAAAGAGCCTTCACTCGCACTGGTTCGGCAAGACTTGGAAGTTTCAATCCAGATAAGCGAGCCATCGTCCCCATGAATGCCCCGCGCGCGCCGTGGAACGTATCGAAAATAAGCATGATGTTCTTGAGCGTCCCGTTCGTCTGCATGAGGCGACGCATCGATGGCATGTTAGCCAGCGAGTCCGGCTTTGTGAGGGTGTCAATGAGCCCGGCGAATGCGTCATTCACCAACACTTGCTGGCCGTCAGGAAACGACGCGAGTTTGTAGCCCGGTTCGGGCTTGATGTATTGCGAGCCCTTCTCATCGCGCCGCGTCTCGTAGGTTGGAGCCTTTACGATGGCTTCGCCCGTCTCGGGGTCTGCGATGTCAAACAGCTTGTTCTGCCACTGGCGCGTGCGGACACCCATTTCACTCGCGCGAACGTAGGAGGAAAGGTTCTTGATGGCGTCAATACTGAGAGGCTTGTTCTCTGCCGCGATGGTATCAATCAGCCGGGAGAACTTGCGGTTCATGCGGTGCTTCGCGCCCGTGGACGCATCCCCACCGGCAGCGCCTTCGATGTAGGCGGCGAGCGGCCCCTCAGTGAAATCAATCTCGCGCGGCACGAAGTTCGGAGCCTCTGCAACATTGAATCCGTGCGACCGCAGACGGCCAAGTTTCTCGCCCGTGATTTCCCGATACTTCGCCGCCGCGTCTGCCAGCTTCGCCGGGTTGTCTATCGCGTACTTGATGGCTTCAATGGCCTCGTCGTTCGTCGTGCGACCAAGACGACTCTCAGCGATGAACTTGGGGCCGCTGCTGGCAATCTGCTGGATGAAGGACCGCGCCGTGGTAGAGCGCGTGTTCTCTGCGGTGGCGAGCATGTTCTTGAGATAGTCCATGTTGCCGTCGTAGGCTTCGATGTAGAAGGTCAGCGCCTTGCGAGCGACATCCTGCTCCGAGCGGTTGTCGAGCCACTGCTTCGCCTTGGCGAGACGCGAGGCTCCGGGATTGGCGTTCTCCGCACGGATGGACCGCTGGAGCGCCTTCACAACATCGTTCTCGGCTTCCGATGCATCCCTGCCAGCCGTTTCCTCAATTGCCTGCCGCCAGTCCGTGATGACGTGGTGCATGTTCTCGGGCTTGCCGATGGCAGCGTTCGCGCGATTGGCGAGGCGGGACACAACCGGCGCGTCCGTCTCTGCGAGCGGCTGGGGCTCGTGCGTAGCGACGACTTCGGGCTCTGGCGCAACCGGCTCAGGCGCGGGAGGCTCAGAAATAGTTTCACGTGAAACTTCCGGGGCCTGCTCCGCGACCTTCGGCGTATCGTCAATCACGCCCTGCGCGGCGTCCCACAGTCGCGCAAGATTCTCTGGGCCGCCCATCGCCCGCACGATTGCAGGCGCAGCCCTCTCGAACGTCTCAGGCGTATGTCCTGCCGCCTGAGCATCCTCGATAGCCTTGCGAACCGTCTCTGTGCGCGGCCCCCAATCAACCGTGGAGTCGAGAGTTACCGCCCCTTCTTCTGGTGCCCCCGCTGCGCCGCCCGCTTCTGGGAGTAGGCTATCGCCACCGCCTGCTTCTGCGGTTTCCCCGCTGACATTTCCGCCCGGACGTTCTGCCGGAATGCCTGCTGGCTGGACGACTTCTTGAGTGGCATTAGCGCCGACTCCTTCGGTTGGGATAGGAGGCTCCACAGAAGCCTCAGGAACCGCGTTTCCTGCCTCGCTGCTGGCTTTGGAGCGCGCAGCGTGTGTCAGCGCCTCGCCAAGCCCCAATCCGACCCTAGCGCCCACGGAACCGCCGAACGCCAAGGCAATCTGCCGGTTCAACTCGTCCCGCTCAGGGCTTCCCGCCGGATATTTGTAGTAGTCCCGCCACTTCACGCCCTGAGCCTCAAGGAACCCGAGCGTTGCAGGAATGTCAGCAATGCCTACAGCCGCCAACTCCCGCGCAACCTTGCGAGCGGACGGACTCTCCGCGAGGGACTGCGCGATCTTCGGGGCCACAGCGTCGAACGCCTTGCCGCCAACCTTCTGCGCAAAGGCGTTGAGTGCCGGGAGCACGAACGCCGCCACGGTGCCCATCGCCGCCGCCTTGCCGATGGTCTTGGTGTCCTCGGCAGCGCCTTGCCCCGTGAATGGCACGCCAGTCTCGCCCAAGGATTCGAGCGCGCCTGTAGCAAACAGGCCGGGGACACCGCCAGCGGCAGCGCCAGCGGCGAACTCACCGATGCCCTTGACGAGCGACTGGACCGGCTTGCCCCAACGCTGGCCCGCGCCCGGTTCGTCGAGCGACGTGCGAAAGACCTTCTGCGCAGACGAGCCGAGCGGCCCCGGAAGCGCGCCAGCGATGTCAGCGCCTACTTCCGCCATGCCGCGCCCGACAGGGTTCTGAATCTTGGTAACGTCGATAGGCTGCTGGCCGGTCGGATACTGCGCAGCGAGTTCGCGGTCCACGCCCTGAGCGGCGACGCCCTCGGCGAAGTGGGTCCAATACGGGTTGGGCGTGTTCCAGTGCGGGAGGCTAGGCGACGATTCGACTGTGCGCTCGTGCGCTGCCTGCACGGAAGGCATCGCCTTCACCGCAGCTTGGCGGCGGAGGCCAGCGTCCTCGGGAGATTCGAGAGAATCGAACAGCCCCGTGCCAGCAGGTTCCGGCTCTAGGCTGTCAAAGAGTCCGGTCGCTGGAGAGTCGTCGGGGAGATTGTCGAACAGGCCAGTGCCCACGGCGCGTTACTCCTCGCCGTCGAGCGACAACCCGTAGTCGGCCAAGACTGCTTGAACGGCAGCGCGAGACTTACCTTCGGCAATCTTCTTCCGCGCATCTGCAAGCGCCGCCTCTTTCGTCACGCCGGGAGGAAGCGGCTTGGGGCCACCAGAGATAACGGCCTTACGCCCACCAGCAGCCGGAGCCGCAACGCTTCCAGCAACGTCCATCAGTTCGCTACGGCGCTTCTCCATCATCGCAACTTCGTCCTGAGCCTTCTTCTTTTCTGCTGGCGTGGAAGCACCGCTTGCCATTGCGCGGGCTGTCATAATCGCAAGAGTCCCGAACGCGCCGTTGTCAGAGATAGCACGATTGGCAATCCCGGCGCGCGTGGTTGCATCCCGCGTCTCTGCCATTTCTTTGCGAAGGGCGGTGTCTGCTTCGCGCCAGCTACGAGTGTCTGCCGCGCGAGCCTTGCGTTCATCGCGGTTCTTGTCGCCCTCGCTCTCAATGGAGGCGCGTTTCTTCATTTCCGTTTCCGCCCGCAGCGCCGCGACCTGCAACGCCTGATTGTCCTTGTTGTCCGCGAGCTTCAACAGGTTCCCAGAGATTGTTCCGTAGGCGGCTGCTTCCTCTTTCGACTTCGCGTTGGCTGCTTTCTGAGCGTAGCCTTCCGCGTCGTGAATCAACTGCGCGCGCTCGTCCTCTGCCTGCTGCTTCGCGTAGCCTTCATCGGCCTTCTTGATGCGCTCCTCGCGGCCAGCCGTCTTTTCGACTACGCCAATCACAGGGCTGTCGCCGAATTGCATCGTGCCAACGTCAGTGTAGCCACCGTTGCCGTAGTCCACGGGCGGAACAGGCTCGCCAGAGTTCATGTCCTCAAGATGGTCAGCGGCGTAGTTCCCGCTAAATCCACCGATGACAGGATTCTGCGAGTAATCGAACGGAGACTCTGCGCCGCCCATCGGCTCCAGCGGTCCACCAAAGTCATGCGGTGAACTCCCGAACTGTGGCGGGGGCATTGGCTCGTGCATCTGGGGCGACGCCTGTGCGTGCGCAAACTGGCTTGGGTCGAATTGCATCCCGTATCCAGCCGTAGGGTCGGCCCAATCTGGCGGCTGCATATCAGTCACGCTCTCTTGGTTGTCCCAAGGATTAGGCACGTTCAACGGACCTGTCGGCGGCGGATTCAGGAAGTCATTGAATCGGCTCATGGTGTCAGCACCAAGGCCAGTGTCTGGCGCACCGCGCATCACCTGAGCGCCCATGTCCCGCGTAAACGGCCTGCGCTGCGAGAGCGCCATTGCCGTCGTAGGCATCCCCCACTGGCTAACGGGATCGTATCCGGCCTGCGATGAGCCACCGAACTCGTATGGATTCCAAGCCATTAGACGCCTCCCGGCCAGCCAGCGGTGTGCGAATACTGCCAGCTAGACCCCCAAGGGTCGTTGGGCTGGAACTGAGGAACGCCATCGCTCGTTGGCACCTGCATCCGTTTGTAGAAGGCCACTGCGATCGGGTCGATACCCAACTGTAGGAGTTGCTGCTCGCTAAGTGCCCACCACGGGGCCTGCACGCCAGCCTGCTTCAACTTGAGTTGCATTTCCGCCATGAACTGCTGCTGCTGCTGCGCCATCGCGTCCCGGCGGTACTTCTCGTCGAGTGACTGCTGCGTGTTCCGATACTGGTTGTTCGCCCCGAACTCAGCGCCCTGCAACCCAAACTGGTTCGCCTGCTGCCACTGGCGGAAGGCGTCGTTGGAAGCGAACTGCTGGTTCTGCTGATTGAAGTTCGCGCCGAACTGCTTGTCCTGCATTCCCATCTGCGCGCCCTGCAAACCGAGTTGGTTCTGCGAGAGCCATGTGCGATAGGCGTTGTCTGCCCCGTACTGGCGGTCGTTCTGGCCGAGCGATGCCCCAAACTGCGCGTTCTGGTTCGCCATCTGAGCGTTGCGATAGGAAGCGTCGTTTCCATACTGCCGGTCTGCCTGTCCAAGCGCCGCGCCCTGATACCCCATTTGGTTCTCAGCCTGCCATTTGCGGTAGGCGTCATCGGCACCGTACTGGCGATCTTGCTGGCCCATCTGGTGTCCCATCGCCCCGTACTGGTTCGCCATCGCCACGTTCTGCTGATTGAGTCCAGCACCAAACTGGCGGTCCTGCTGCCCCATCTGGAACGCCTGCCCGCCGAACTGGTTGTTCATGCCAGTTACGGCAAGCTGATTCGCGGCATCAGCCGACTGCGCGCCGAGCAAGCCCTGAGTCGCCCCAAGCTGACCCTGCGTGGCCCCCAACTGGCCCTGCGTGGCCGCGAGGCGACCTTGGAAGGCATCGTTCTCGCCGCCCATGCGGATACCGGCTGCTTGGGCAAGCGCAGGCGTCATGGTCGCGTTCGACGCGCCCCCAGCCAGCAACGCACCAGCGGCACCGAACCGGCGACCACCAGCGGCCATGTAGTTGTTCACGTCACGGCCAGCAGCTTCTTGCGCCTGATTCGTAAGCGTGTCTCCGTAGCGAGCGGCGGCTTCTGCCAGCCTCGCAGCGTTCTCCTTCTCCGCGATGAAGGCGGCGCGGTCCTGCCCGAACGTGTTGTAAACCTGTCCGAACTGGCCGATGCTCTTGCCGAAGTTGTAGTTAGTAGCGCGATCTGGACGCCACTGAGGGCCAGCAGTGTAGTCCTGTCCAGCTTGCGGCCTAAACTGAGGGCCGGGAGTGTACGCTGGCCCAGCGGCGGTTGGTTGCCACTGAGCCCCCGGAGTGTACGGCGTGCCAGCGGCAGGCGCATGGTACGGCGTACCCGGAGTGTAGCCGGGGCCGGGAGCGGAAGGCTGGTAGCTTGGACCGGGCTGGTACGGCGTGCCCGGACGGTAAGGCGTTGGAGGAGGCGCGGGGTTCCACTGTTGCGGAACGCCACCGCCGCTCCCGCTGCCATAGGTGCCACCACCCGTGCCGCCAGTCGGATAGGTAGGAGCGCCCGGAACGCGAGGATACCCCGGCGGCGGGCCGTCTGTGTAGTGCGGCGGCGGGACATACTGCCCCGTCGTGCCCGGTGGATGATAGACGGGCGGGGGCGTCGGAGACTTTGGCGGATACTGTCCCCAAAATCCGCCTGTGGTGGGGGGGGCTGTTGGCATTATGGAGTCTTGTGCAGTTGGTTGTAAAACCACGAACCGTGGATTTGTTCTGCCTTTTTGCGCTGCGCATCATACACATGATTACCGTATGAGTATTTCTCCCAATCACCACGCCTCCACGGGTAGCCAGTGTTGTCGTAAATGACCTGATTATCTTTGTGCTGTTGCAGGCGATTTTGCCTGAGTTGGTCGTATTCCGCAGCAGGCTTGCCCATCATTGGAGGCGGCGTAGGGTGATAGCCCGGTGCCGAACGAGGGTCATTTGCTCCGAACGGGCTGCTTGACGAACCACCTGCCTGCTGCCCCGGCGGCGTCCCACCCGGACCAGCGGGCGGCATCTGCTGAGTCGGGCGCTTGTTCCACTCCTTGTCGCCCCAATGCCCCTGCCAGCTTGGGTCGTAGGGCGGCGGTGCTGGCATCGGCGCTGGTGCCTGCGCGGGCGGTCCATACATTCCGCCAGTTGGGCCACCGGGAGTGTTCAACGGAGGCACGCCACCACCAACGCCAGTCGGTCCCTCCATACCCTTCGTCTGCTGCGGTGCCTCCATCATGCCGGGGCCGAATGGACTCGCGGGCATATCGCCGCCCTGATTCGCAGTGTGAGCGCCAGCCCCCATCGGGCTATAAGCACCCGCACCAGTAGGAGCGGCAAACGGAGACGGCGGCGGTGCCTGCATCTGTGCCGGTGGCCCATACGAGCCCCCCGTCGGCCCACCACCCATCTGCGAAGGGCTAGGCTGCTGCCACTGCTGGCCGATGGGGTTGAAGTTTGGATTCCAACCGGGCGCTGGCGAAGGCGGCTGCGTGTTGAGCGCGCCACCACCGGGCATTGCCTGAGCCGGACCCTGCAACGGCTTGAGCGGCGGCGGCATCGGCATCCTGCCCATGAGCGGAGCGCCACCGGTGTTCAATCCGCCAGCCTGAGTTGCCCCGCCAAGATAAGGCTGCATTCCCGGCTTCTGGAGTCCAGCATCGCCACCCATGCGCTGCGGGGCACCGTTACCACCAGCGAGCCCAAACGCGCTGTTGCCGCGAGGCATCGAAAAGAACCCGCCGCCTCCACCCATCGGCTGCGCTGGCTTGGGGCCAACGGGCATAGGCTTCGGCCCCGCGCCAAGGCCCGGTCGCGCGTTCCCGCGAAACTGGCCCGACTGGTTCATCATCGGCGACGTGATGTTCATTGGTGCGAGTCTCCTAGCCTATCGCGCGTGATTCATGGCGCGAGCGATTCCAAAATCAAGCGGTGTTTCAGATGAAACGCTTGGTGTAATGAATCTCAGCCCCGTAGAAACCCACGTCCCACCCGTTCGTGTTTGCGAGTCCCGTTGTGAAGTAGAGCAGCACCGCATACCGCCAATGTTCCTGCAACGTCACCGGAAGATTCAATGTGAAGCCATCGAATCGAACCGTGTCGCTCGTACCGTTGTATCCGATGGGGACCGTGTTCCCGCCAATAGGCTGAAATCCAGCACCGCTCGTATCTGTCAAATCCTCGCCGACAATCACGGCTTCGAGGGTAACGGGGTTCGTACCACCATCGTTGTCCTTCGCCTTCCACTTCACGTTGATGGCGTCGAGAATCGTTCCCTTCCCCGCGCGAATCGGCACGAACATCTGCGCGGTTCCAGCGGAGGGCGTAACGGTGAGGGCAGAGAACGCTTCTCCTGTTTCGATTACCGTTGTCCATGCCGCAACGTTCGTCGTCGCCGCTGCCGGATTGCAGTCAGCAGCCGAAATTGCAACCCATCCATTCAGCACGCCGGTCTGCGGGTTCACGATATTCTGAATCGCTGGGGTGGTCGTAATCGCGTTCACCTTCGCAATCGTCGCCGTGAGCAACGCGGAAAGTGAGAAGAACCAAATCCACATCTTTTCGGCGCTGCCCTTGTTCCCCGTGAAGGCATCGCGCACGATGTCACCGGACGGCAGTTGCGCCGACTTGTCTACTACAATGTCTGCGTTTGTGTCTGCGGCCATCGTCATCCCCTCGCGGTGAAATCAACTTGGTCAATCGTCAGTCCCTTGTCAGGCGGCACGAACGAGTCTATCTGCACACGCACGCTCTTGCCAGCCACGTTCGGCCTGAGCGCGAACGAACTCTGCTGCTGCAACGAGGCTCCGCGCAGCACGGTCGCAACGCTCTTGGAATTGCTCTGCGGCGTCGTTGTGTTCCCGCCACTCAGCACCGTAACTCGGAATCTCCAATCCAGCCACAGCGTTCCGTTTTCCTCTGCGGGCGGCTCATCCTGTGGTGTCACAATTGGCAAGTCCGCCGCCACATTGTCCACGCTCTGAATCGCAGAGTAGGTCTTGATGCTGCGCAAGTCGCTGCCAGTGAACAACATACGAATCGGCGCGATGCACACGATGTCACCGACCTGCACTTCGTTCCACGTTGACGCGAGCTTGATGATGTTCCCCGGTTGCACAACCTGAGTAAGCGGTACACTAGCACCGAGGCGCGCGCTGAATGTCGAGTCTCTTGGATACGAAGGGTCGCGGCCAATGATAACAACCATCGCGTTCTCAATCCACTCCGACATCTGCCCAAAGAACACCGCGATTTCGTTGATGCGATGCTGGAATAGAATCGTAAGCACCGTGTCGGTATCTGCCTTCTCCGTCACCGTGCCCCCCATGACCTTGTTATTCTCAGGGTCCGTGGACAGGTCGCCGAACAGCAGTTCGTTGAACTCAACGATGCTGCCATCCTGCAACGCCCCAATGATGGTGTCGCCAACATGGTCGTAGTCGTCGAGCTTCTCGTACTGCTGAATCGTTGTGAGCGCCTGCACAGAGTAGCCAATCATTTCAAACCACGAGAGCGTGCTGGTGTTGAAGTCGAACACGAGAATCTTTCCCTGCCCCCACGCATTGAAGTGCATCTGCGCGGACAGGTCGCCGTTGATGTTCGGGAAGCACCACATCGCAAGATTCAGGCGTGACGAGAACGCGCCGCTCGCGTTCGCCTTCTGGCCCTCAGTGAGTCCATCATAGAACTGCGCGAGGTTGCGCGCCTCGTCCAGCAAGCGCGGTGACGACCCATCGAATATCCACGGGCCGCGACCGTCGCTGAATCCCATAATATATTTCGATGCGCCGCGAATGAGCGCCTGCTGCGAGACGCATCCAACGTCCGTCGAGACGCTCAGGAAATACGGCGGCGTAACGCCTTCAAGGTTGCCAGTAGCCGCGAACGCTGTCGGCGCGTTGATGACCTTCGCCATTTCGTTGTTGGAACACACGATGAAGTAAAGCTGCTCCGCGTCCGCCATCCCGCCCGTGATCGGATTGTTGATGAACCCCGTGGCGTCGAGTTGCAGCGATGCTGGCACCTTCTCGCTCATGCGAACGTCCGGGTGCCCAATCTTCACCATGCTCTGACCGCTGATGCGGAAGTCCACGGGCGTAGAGATTGCGCTCACAAGCGGAGCGGCCAAACGAAGGATTGTGTATTCGCCGCTGTCGCTAGTGTCCGTGCTTGGCAGTATGCCCTCGATGATGCACACGTCGTCGCGGCCAGCGATGTAGATGCGCTTGCCGATGACCGCCTGCGGCCACTCGTAATCCTCGCCCTCATCAATGGGGTCGATTGCGGGGTCCGTCGTTGACCCGTTCTTGCGGACCCACAACTCGTAGAGAATAGGGTCGTCGTCATCGTCGAGCGGAGTCATTACCTGCGGATACGAGCCGTCGCTCGCCTTGAGAAGCTGCGACTGCCACCTATCGCTTCCGCCCGCCCACACAAACTGGTTGCCGAACGAGAACACGGTGCGCGACTCGCTGGCGTTGATATACATTTCAGGGTAGAACGTGTTGGCGCTCTGGCCCGAGTCGATGATGACACCGCCAGCAACGGGGTCCACTTCGCCGATGTACGCACCGCCCTGAGCGTTCAATTCGAGTACGTTCTTCGGGAGCGTGGTGAACACATACATCGCCAGCTTCCATGTCGCCACGCCCGGAACGTTCGTCGGAGCCGTGAATGCGTTTGCATCAATCGTCCACTTCACTTGCTTGAGCGGAACGACCGTATCGTTCGAGAGCGTGACGACGCCGCGCCAGTCTGAGGTTTCCGCGCCGGGAGGAGCCTGCTGATACACGAATTGCATGACGCGGCCAATGGGCTGATAGGCGTCGTCAATGCCGAGGTTGAGCGCATCAGCTACCCAGCCGAACGAGTAGTATCGCGTGACGGCCTGCACGCTGACATTGATGCCGGGGCCGATGGGAGAGGCCGCGAGCGTCTCCACAGACGGGTCGAATCCTTCGTCGGGCACAGCGATTTCAAAGTAGGGAATCGGGATGGTGAGCGGCTTGACGTTGCCGCCCGTGTCCTGCCACGAAAGCCAAACTGTTTGGTAATCCCCTGTCAGTGCAACAACGCCAGCGACCGCAGAGCCGTTCGCCGGAGCGACGACAATCGGATGCCCGTCTGTCGCGAGCCTCTGCGACTCAACGTAAAGGCTGTCGCGGTAGCCGACGTGGATTATTTCAACGAGGTCGTGAGCAGCCATTATTTCGGGAGGCTCCTAAGCTGCGTTCGCGCCCACGCGCCGCTAGGATCGACAAAGCCTTGGCCCGTTTGCCCCGGCGAGCGCCACGTCAACCCATCGCTCGTGACATCTTCCGAAAGAATCGTATCTGCCAGAGCGCCAGCCGTCGAGAACTGAAACAGCGCGGGATTGGACACGATATTGTCCGGGTCGCCGTCGTCATAATAGATGCCGCCCACATACACGAACCCTTCATCCATACCTCGCGCGCCGAACGCTGGCTTCCCCGTCGCCGTTGCTGGTCGCAGAAACGCTGCGTCAACGTCCACGGTCACAGTCGAGCCCGTGATTTCGCTAATGAGGACCTGCCTCTCGCGCACGTCGAGAGGGTTGCAGTTGAACGTCACGATGTGCGACCAGTCGCCCATTTCGTCGTTCACCACGCCCCAATCAACCGACGTGAATCCGAACGAGTTGGTCGGCGTCGTGAGGTCCACAAGAACGTGTGAATCTGCGATGCTCGCCACGCCCAACTTATATCCGACAATGCCAGCCTTCGTGACGGCAGATGACGGACCAACGTAGGCGAAGAAGTAGATGAACCCGTCACGGCAGTACGCGATGCTTGTCGTGTCGCGCACGACGATTGCGCCGCTGCCCGGATAGGTGAGTGTCTGCGGATACCCGCCGCGCACGTTGCCGTTCGCGGGGTCCACCTTGTAAATCTTCACCGTGCCGTTGTGGTGCATCAGGATTGCGAGGTCAGGGTCCGTCTGCGTGTCGCCGCACCACGTCATGCCGCAAATGCCGTCGCTGGTCCCCGTCGAGTAGGTGACAACGCTCGCGTCTATCAGCTTCAATCCATCCTCAGGGATGAGCTTGTAGAGCGCGACGTTGACCGTGCTTCCCGCGATGGTGAAGAACGCGATGAAGATTCCAGATTCGTTCCCAAGTACGACGGTGTTCGGAGACGCAGCAGACCAGCTTCCATCAAGGATATCCACTGTCTCAATCACGCCACTTTTCACGCGCTGGAAGGCAACCGATGTAATCGGAATCGCTGGCGGGTCGCCGACAGTGACCGTCATCCAGCAGTAAGCCTCCACGTCGGTTCCGACAATGGCGGTTCCGCTGTCCTCGCTGATGGACGAGAACTCTGATTCTGCAACGTTGTATTCGTAGAGAGGCTGTGACATGGCTATCCCACCACCTGAGTAGCAAGATAGCTGTTCGCCGGGTCGTAGTTCACGAAGCAGTTGAGGAGTAGCGCGCCTTCCTCGGCCAAAGAGTCGGCAACGGTCGAGCGAGTCACCGCGCCCGTAGATGCGCTCAGTTCCACGATAGAGGGCTTGTCCGCGCTGCCGTCCTTCATTCCGAGATACAATGACCCTGTATTCGCCCAAAGAGGCACGTTGCCAGATGTCTGGTCTGACGTGAACATCTTGCCGTCGCCATAGCTGAATACGTTGGCGGTAATGTCTGTCAGTGTGCCGTTCGACGAATGGCTGATGGCCCAATCGCCGGGTGACGTGAGCGTACCACCAGCGACCACGACCATCTTGCCAGTCTCCGCGTCCGGCGTCAGCGTGTCCCACGCAGGCGAGAACCAAATGCGATTATAGGTCGTCAGCCATCCGTCAGTTGAAACCAACGCTGTGAGGTCAACGAACGTGTCTGGATTGCCGACAACGCCAGCATCATCGAACGTGTAAGCCACGATACCAGCAAACGAGTCCATGCCCTCGTCCTTCGTGGACGCAGCCATCAGCACACGCCCGTCCTTCAACGCGGCCACGCGCGAGAACGGAGTCTCCATTCCTAGAATGCCGCCGCCCAGCATGAGAGCCACAGGGTAGTTCGCGCGCACCGCACCAGTCTGAGGCTCGATCTTCCACGCCTTCGTTTCGTGATCGCTGCTGTTGCCACCCACGAACATCAAGTCGCCGTCTGGCATGAGCGTCATGCCGCCGTTCGACGAGAACACGGCGGACGCGGTATCAATAACATTCCCAATCGTCGCGGCACCGTCGCCAGTGTTCAAGTCGTACAAGTCAAACAGACGCCCAGCGCCACCGTTCGATTGCACCATCAGCCACAGGCCGCTGTCTGTCGGGCGCGCGGCGACCATCATCTGATAGAAGCCGTCTGCGAACGTGAGCCCGCTTCCAAGTGGCCCGTGATCAACACCGTCCATGTCTCGATAGTGAAAGTTCACGGTCCAAGACCCGCCGCCATTGTCCGTCGCTGGCGCATACCACACGTTGCCCGCAGCGTCCGCTCCGAACGATTGCACGCTGTCGAACTGAGCCGTGCGCTGCGTGATTGCGAGCGTGCTTGGGTCTGCCGTGAACACGCTGTTGATGACTTGCGCCCATTCAGCCGGAGCATCCTCGGGGATGAACGGCGTCGAGGCGTTGAACTCCCACGTTGGGACCGGCACCGGAATTGTCGGCGGCTCTGCTGGTGAGAATCCGCCGCTGCCTCCCACGGCTGCGATGGCTCCAATCATCAACACAGTTCCGTATCCGGGCTGGTTCGGGTTTCCATCCCTGCGCGAGACGGTGAAGAACGGTTGGCCCCCAACGCGCTTGAGAAGATGCACAGAGTCGAGCAGCAGCGTTGGCGGCGTTGTGGACGTGACCGGCTTGGAGGTTGGAAGAATCGTTAGCTGGCGCGTACCGGGACGCGGAGAGATATTCGATGGAGCGCCGCCCTCAGTGCGCGAAGGGCCATAAGTCAAATTGCGCGCGTCGAAGGAACCGCACTGGCTGCGATCACCGCGCGTCAGCGGTGGCGGGAACTCAGAGAAGGAGATTTCACCGGCCACACGTCATTACCTCGTTACGAGAATCGCGTCGTGTAGTGCTGGCCGAGCGTGTAAATCGTAACCTCGCCGCCACCAGTAACATTCGCTGTCGTAACGCGCAGCGCGTAGACAGAACCAGCAGCGAGCGTCAGCGGAGACGCCAGCGTCTTTTCAGTCAACACGTCAACATTGGTTCCCGCCTGCGTGAAGTTCTCAACTACGGTCCATGTATCAGTTCCCGCAGCGATGACGCGAGAAAGCACGTCGATGGAAATGTCGCTCGTTGTGACACCAGTATCAAAGACACCAAACCAGTTCACGCGAACCTTGTCGAGAATGGACCCCGCCTGAGCGTATAGTGGAATCGTAATGGCGAGACCGTTGGCGTCGGTAATGATATTGCCGTCACCGATGCTCCAAACCGTAGCATCGGCAAGCTGGATAACGCCTAGAGCGTCCGCCGACACATCAATCCAGCCGTTGACGGCTCCGCTCGGACCCGTTGCGCCAGTAGCACCCGGCTTCCCAAACAGCGTCAAATCCCAATCGGTGTGCGTCCCGCTTCCGCCCGTAATTGTCGAATTCAGCGTCCACGTCGTACCGGAATACGATGTCAGCGAGCCTTCCATGTAGTTCGTAGGGTCGGCCCTACTAATTGCGCGAGCGTAGTCACCAGCGACATACGCGAGCCCCGCCTGCGTCGTGAACGCCTTGGAGCCCGTGCCGATGGCAAACGATGTCGCGGAAGTCGCTAGATAGCCGGGGCCGGTCGCGCCCGTTGCTCCGGTCGCGCCAGTGTCGCCCTTCTCGCCCTGTGGGCCTGTCTGATTACCCGGCCAGATGCCAATGCCCATTGGTCTATTGCCCCTCGGGGATGGGCGGCGTATCGAACAACTGGTAAACCGCATTCCAGTTTGAGTCGTTCGCGGCGTTGTAGGCGACTATCTGAATCCCGTCGCTGTAGAACGTGTTGACCATGAACTCGCCCGGATTGTTCGACGTGTTCGACGCGATCTGAATCGAGTTGGTGTCGCTGCCAGCCACAAGCACAATCGACCCCGCCCACAGACGCCCTGTTCCAATCAGGCCACCAGAAACGCCCGCCGTCGTTCCACTCGTGCAAGTTACCGCACCTAGCAACACCGGAATCCAAACAGTCCTAACCGCGAGAGTTGATGTGGCGGGCAGCGTGCGGTGAATCCACTTGTAAATGTAGAACACCGCGACCTTCGCCGCGACAGTCGCCGTTGGCCGAATGCTCACGAACTTTTGCTGCTCGTTGGTGAATACGATGCAGCCGGTCGTCGTCAACCCACTCGTCAGTAGCGGGTTCGTCAACGTCTCGGTTTTCGTCGGGACAGATGTAACCTTGGTATCCGACGTGAACAGCAGTGAACCGGCTTCAAGTGGAACGAGAGACATGGCTGATCCTTATGGTTCGTAGATGAAGTCGTTGCCGCTGCTTCCAACCTGTCCGAGCGTGTCTGTTACGCAGTAAAGAACGGCATAGGCGCGAGTTCCATTTGGGGTCTTGTTGCCCGTTGCGTTGTCAGCGCCAAGCTGCACAGTGCCCAGTTGGTCAACATTTGATGCGGTCGGGTCGCCAGCAACGAATGTCACGTCTGACGACATGGTTGTGTTCGGGTAATCCGCGCCATCGTCGTCGTACAGCGCCTTGGAATACAGGTCTGAGTAGAACGGGTACGGCAAACCAAACACGTTCCCGAATCCAATGGAGATTGTTTTGCCGCTCGCGATGGTTCCGGTCTTGGTCAACGTCGCTGATTTGATAGACGCGAACGCCTGAGCCGTCGCCTTGATTCCAGACTGTCCGCTAGTCCACGCAACAGGCTCGCTGATATCTCGACCCTGAATATCCTGCCCAGCAAACGTCAGTGTCAGTGTCTCTGTGGTTGTGGCATTCAGAGTCGCCGTCAAGTTGCGAGCAACAACTGTCCCCTGCCCATCGACAGGGCACTTTGTAATGGTAGGCGTGTATGTTACGGTCGCCGTGCTTGTGCCGGTGGCCGTTGCTGCCTTGTAGTAGTCGTTGTCGGCAGTGCCTGGCTTATAGATGGAATAAAGAAACATCTGCTGGCCCGGAGCCCCGTACTGAAAGCCAGTCGTCGAGCTACTGAGGGTACTCTTGTCGGTGACACGCCCTTGACGAGCCTGCGGGGTCGTGCTTCCAGAAACAGTGCGGTTGTCGGGATACGGCTGCGCCATTCCTGCCGAGACGGCCAGCATGAACAACACGACTGCTAGTGAAGTAAGAATGCGCTTCATATCCTGCTCTCCTGTGTGAGTGTCACCACCTGCGAAATGCGCTGCCTCTGTTGCCAAACCTTGACGGGTAATTCGCTACGTTCGGTCCACCGCCGTAAGTCAGCACGGCACTGTTGTTAGAGGCGTCCACGAACGCAAGCCTCTGTTGCATGACGCGCAGCTTCTTTTCGTACTCCGCTTCGAGTCTGTCCGCGCTGTCCCAATCCTTCTTCGTCTGCGCCATCCTCTGCGCCATTCTCAGGACCAGAACGTCAATGAACTCGTCGGGTATCGAAAAGAACTCCTCGCTGTCCGGGTCGTCCATTTCAGCCACGGTGAACAGGTGCGGCTTATACCGATAGCGCACCGTCACCTGAAACGCCTGATACGGAAGAAGCATGATGAACTCTGTCTGATCGTCGGAAACGGTATAGGCCGGTGGGTAGGTGAATGATGCGTACCCGTTGAGCATTCCCGGCCCCATCGTCCTCCAAGCCTGCGGCGTCAGATACCGAAGATCCGCACCAGCCATCACGTCGTTGGTTCCAGACACGAAGATGCTGATGATCGCGCTGCGAAACAAGTCCTCTGGAATCGGGTAGTTCGTCTGCCCCGCCGCTACTTGAACGTCGGTTTCCTTGAGCGACAGAGCCGGGACTTCGTCAAGAACCGCATTGTGCAGTTCATTGACGATGTCCACAAGCTGCTGGTCGCCATCCACGTCAGGACCAGTGGACAGCGAGAATGCCAGCGATTCCTTGGCGTCACCAATACGACCAGAAGCTTTGTTTAGGAAGCTCCAGAGGTTGTTCGTGAACGCATAGTTCGCAAGCACGACCGCCACATCACTGTCCTCCGGTTAGGAAATCTTCGCCCGATTCGGAATCATGCTCATCCAGCCCTGATCTGCTGGCTGGAAGTTCAGTTCCGTGTAGAGGTAGTAAACGCGCTTGCGCGGGTCCTTGATGAACTCGTCGTCAACCTGCGGCTCCAGACCGATGACGTACTGCAACTTCGTCTCGGACGGCGCGTTGGTCTGCGTGTAGAACGACTGTGCCGGGAGAAGCGAGTTCTCGTGAATCTTGATGTTCGGGGCCGCTTCGAGAGCGATGTTGCGCGCGTTCGTGTTGTTCTCGGGCGTGAACTCCGAATGCATGACCTGCTTGAGCGCCGTCGTCATGTCCTTGCTGCACATGATTTCCGTGAGGTCGAGATTCAGGTAGAACCCGCTGTTGTTCTGCATCGAGCGCGCAATCGTGCGGAGCGTGTTGATCGCCGCCGAGTTCGCCAGAAGGTCCGTTGTCGGGATGTTGCTGACAGTCAGCGTGTTCGTTGACTTGAACGTGTGATTGTCGGCAAACCACTTCTTGCCGTCGCCCGTAAGCGTATCGAGGAACGGCGCGCTGCCTGCCGGGTTCGTAATCCCCTGTAAGCCGTAGATGACGGGGGCGATGAACGCGACTTCCAGCCAGAACTTGAGCGACGTGGGGAGCGCGTTGCGGGTGCTTTCAATCAAGCCCGGAAGTCCCTGAGCGGCGTAGCGAACATCCTGCTCGTAAAGCTCCACCTTGCCGCCGACAGGCATCGCCTGAAACTGCTTGGTGTATTCCACGCCGGTCGTGACAGTCGGGTGAAGCGAGCCACGCTCCATGCGCGACAGCATCCCCGGAACCGCCATTTCAATGTCGGTTGCGAACTTGCCCGCGACCTTGCGGCGCGTGGCGAACATGTCGTAACTCTTGTCGTTGACCGTGTTCTCGGCCAGAGACTTGAGCGGACGCAGCAGCTTCGCAGCCGGGTAGGTAGCGAGGTCAATCAGGGCAGAATCGAAAGACGACATTGTGCGTGGCTCCTTGGGTTGGCCGAGTTATGCGTTCACAACCACTGCGATGTAGATGTAGGGCGCGGTGTTGTTGCCGGGGTCCTGCTTCAAACCGACGAGGCGAAGCTGGCCCGTGCTTGTGCTTGCGCTTGAACTGTCCGCGAACTGGAGGGCCTGTGGAACCGCGACGACGAACTTGTTGGATTCGTCGGTCCCACGGTCTGTGCCGTTGGCGATGTCCACGAACACGGCGGAAATGTCAACGCTCTGGTCGATGGCATACTGCGCCAGAGACCCGGCCTGATCTGTCGCGTCCTCGGTGATCTCGAACTGCTGGCCGCCTACGCCGGTCGAAATCAGGAACACGTCAACGTAACCGGCGGCGTCGTCTGGAATGTATTGCTGATGGTCGGAAAGACCGTCCGAGCCGAACGTGTCGGCTGAGTAACCAGTAATCGTGTCGCCAGTGCTTGCGCGGTCGTAACCGCCCGTAATGCTCTGGAGGAACACGCCGCGCATAACGTTACCGTCACGACCAGAGGACGGAACCGGCTGGCGTGTGGACTTGGCCGCAAAGTAAAGCGGCGACTCTACGAAGGGGACCGGGTTGAGCGGCCTTGCGCTTGCCTGTCCGAGTGCTGGAGTTGTGAGGGCCATCGGTTCTTTCTCCTTGGAGGGATGCTAAGGTGTGCGGATTACCGCACACGTCAAGAAAAACTTTCAACTATTCGAGTGGCGCAGAAACCGGAACCGAAATCGAGGACTTGTCCTGCGCGTTCTTCATGCGATCGTAGCGAATGCCGAATGCTTGGCGTTCCGCATCCTTGTCATAGCCCGCGTATAGTCCGCCCGCCAGCTTGTCGAAGTGTGCGTTGTTGTGCGCGATGGCGGCGTTGCGGTCCTCGCGATACACCCACCACAACTGCATTTCGCCGCCGCCCTGTTGCAGCATGACGCGAATAGATGGCGGATTTCCCGGCGTGAAATACTGCTTCGGCACGTCCGGGTCCGTCTTGGGAGTAACAGGGAAAAGGCCGCGAGCGTTTGGCGGCGCCCACATGAAAACCTTTTTCGCATTGTCGAGTCCGGTGGGAAGCGACAACTCCGCGCCGATTCCGCCGCCCTGCATCTTGCGACCTGAAATCGCGAGTTCCTCCATGCGATGCTGATAAAGCGCGTCAACGCTCTTGTCGTCTGTAACGAGGTCCGCGAAATCATCTGCGGCCTCAACAGGCGCAGCCTCCAGCGACTTCTTGCCCTTGGCTGGAGCAGGGAGCGTCGATGGCATTGCTGCCGTTTCGAGAGTATCACTTGGCACGGGCTGGCTCCTTCAATTCTGCGGCGATGGCGCGCAGTTGGGATACGGTGTAACGCTTGTCGTTCGGGTCGATGAAAGCGCCCTCAAGAACTTTCGATTCCTGCGCGGTCAGCTTGCTTCCGTTCGGCTGCGCTGTCGGCCTCTCGATTCCGCGCGATTGAGAGCCGAGTCCGCCACCTGCAATCGGCGCTGGCGGCTGCTTCGTCTGAGTCTTTTTCACGACAGCGGCAGTTGTTTTCTTCGCGCCGCCGAGTGCCTTCAATACGCCAGCGGCCAGCGACGCCGCATCGGCGAAGTAGGGCGTGATGTTTGAAGGCCCGCCGTTATCGACAGTGAACTTGTAAATCTCGGCCTCGCGTCCCTTGAGCGCCGGGTTGTGGTGAATGAGGAACTGAGCGAAACCAGCAGTCTCCTGATACGCGGCGTTGCTGTTCGCAGAACGAACAACGCGCTCGGCAACTACTGGCTGCTTGTCCCAAAAGTCCGCGTACATTTGCTGCGCGCGCGAAACATGGAAGTTGTATTGGGCCTCAACCGCACGTCGCTTGGATGGTGGCAGGGCCTCGAAATCATCAGAGTCCATCTGCTCCGCCAGCTTCGCGCTTGCCTGCTGCGATTGCATGAACTTCGCCTTGATATTGCGAAGGTCTGGGTCGCCGTAGGTGTCGTCGTTCTGCTGCGGTTGCGAAGGCTGCGGTGGGGGCGCGGGCATGGGCCGCTTGTGAATCTCGGCCACCATTTCCTCAATGCGCGCCATGCGCTGCTCGGGAGGAACAACCTGCTCGGCTGCTGGCTCTTGTTCTGGTTCACCGGGCGCATCATCAGCGCCACCTTCGGCGGCAACTTCTTCTTCGGCTGGCGCTTCCTGCTCCAGCGCATTCGGGTCCGGCTGCTCTGGCTGGACCTCTTGTTCCGGCGCATTACTTGGATTCATAAATATCTCCGATGCAGTGTATTTCCCAAGGCTTCACGATGCAGAAGCGTTGACCGTCGCGCAGCAACTCATTCTCTGGACACGAACACGTCAACACAAAATCACCGCGAGTGAGCCCCTTTACCTTCGGACCAACAGCAAGAACATGACCACAATCCGACGTGTTGCGATACACGTCTGGAACCACGATTGAGCCCGCCTTGCCTTCGGTGTCGCGCGGTCGCATGAGAACCACAACGCGATTGTCTAACACCTGCCACGGCGACTCTGGCAGATCGCTAGGCGGATTCGAGCGGACGGACGCAGGCTCGCGCTCGTCATACGACGGCCCTTCATCGTCGAGCCTAGCAAGCACGCAAGCGCGATGTGCGAACAGCACGCAATCGCCGATATCTGTTGAAACGAAGTGGCGACCGTTCCACACGCGAAGCGGCTCGCCAACAACGCCGAGTGAAATATCCAGCCGGTAGTTCCATAGCATCGTGTCGCCAGTGAAATCGCCAGAACCGTTGAAGCACACGAAGTCGCCGCGATTCATGTCGCCGCCGAATCCATCGGGGCACAACACCATGCCGTTGAATACTTCGTCACGCGACGAATCTACTTCAATCCGCCCCGTTCCTCTGCATCTGCGACAGTTCGTGGAATCTCCGTGACAATGATCGCACTCCCGGCTCTTTGCCCTCGGCAGCGCCTCCGTCACCAAACCGCTGTCGCCTACCTTCTCCACTCTCTTGCTCACCAGAATTGTTGTTATCTTGCTTCCCGGCAGCGGCCTTAGCCTGAGATTCACGGAACGATGCTCCTAGCTCGGCTTCGATAGCCGACAGTAGTTTTGCTTCCAGATTCGTGTAAGCGTCGCACACGCCGCGATGGTATTGAGCATCCGATGGACAGGATTGCGGCGGACGCAGCGCATTGATCGCGGACTTCTCCGCCCTGTCCTTCTGTTCGGCAATCCACTTCATCGCCTCTGTCCAGATCGGATTCTCGCCAACGTGTTCGAGTTGGAGCGAAAGAGCGTAGGCGCGAATCTGTCCCGGTTCGAGTTCCATTACATCTGCTCCGCCATCGGATTGTAGTTCTTCGGGGGCGCTGCTGGCGTGCCCATGCCCTGAGTGCTTGTGTCCTGTTCACCGCCGCCGCCCCCCGACATCTGCTGCATAGAAGCGTTCTGCATCATGTTCGCCTCCTGCTGCTGTGGCGTGTAGAAAAACTGCTCCGGGTTCTCGACGCCCTTGAGGCGCATGAACTGAATGAGGAACCTCTCGAAGTTCGCGCGCCCCGGCATTTGCTGAGAAAGCTGACCAGCCAGACCAATGCTTTCGCTGAGTCCCTGAGAGCGCATCGCGCGGCCTCCATCATTCGACACGGACTGTAGCTCAACAGCGAAGTCGCCGCTGAACGACCTCAACTCAAACAGCTTGAGGAACGGCATTGCCAACTCTCTTTTCTCTGCGTTGGCTGTGTAAAGCTGCTCGGACGTTTCCTCGTCATAATCAGCAAGCCGGTTGATGTCCGCATGGTTGCTGATCGGAACAATCTCTTGGTCAGCTGAGTAGTCACGCACGAGACGGGCGCACTGAATGAGATACGGCTTTACGAACAACTCTCCGAATCTCGCGCTGTGCAGGGCGATGATGTTGCTTGCCGCCCTCGCTCGCAGACTGTCTCCCGTCGCCGTGCCGCTCACAGGGGCATTGCCCTCTACCGTCGCGTTGATTCCCGTGAACGTGTCCATGATGGACATTAGAGAATCCTTGGCCGCGCGAATGGCCTGCAACGATTCAGGGTCCGGGCCGAAGTATTGCATGGCCTGAGAGATTGTGTTCCCCGATTCAAGCGGGACCACGCCGCTGTCGAGAAGGTCAGTCCAGTTGCCTTGGAACTGGTTGAGCCAGCGTTGCTCAATGGCGTTGCGGTCGATGCCCCACGTCCCGTTTGCAGCGCGCTCTGCAAGCGTGGCCTCCAGATAATTAAACCAGTTCCAGAGTTCGTCGCACGCACCCATCGCCTTGTACATGCCCTCGCCAAACGTGCGGTTCTTGCGGCGGTACATCCGGGCATGGATGAACGGCGTGCTTGAGC